TTCAGTGATGAACAATTAGATTTTGTTTTCTTGGATGCAAATCATGGAACACTAGCTCTGACCGACGATTTAAATGCTTGGTATCCCAAAGTAAAAACAGGAGGATTAATTTGTGGTGATGATTGGGCTTGGGGTTCTGTGGTGGATGCTGTAAATCCTTTTTTTGAAAAATTAAAGAAACGTGTATATGTGGGGTGTTGGCCGCCTCAGTGGTACGTATTCAAATAAATCAATGATAATAACTAATGTATCCAGACTCGGTGATTTTTTGTTAACTCTTCCAGTTGCTTCTTGGATTCACAAGAATCGAGGAGAAAAGATACATTATGTTTTAAGTGACAATTTCCCAATTTACAAAAAAATAGAACCCCTTCTAAGACTCCAACCATTCGTTGAAAAAGTATCTTATGTAAATGTTGGAACGAATGCTTTCGATCCTTCTCATTGGAATTTCAATCCAAAACAATTTGGTATTGAGGGAGAATATCTTAATATGGGATTTTGGGAATATCCTGGTAAATACCTTCCACAATTTTACGCAGAACACTATGGATTGGGTGTAGATAATGATTTCGTCTTTACGTTTGGTAATATGGCAGTGAATAAGATTGAACCGTATTCGGTTTGGATTGAAGCATCACCATATCGTGAAGAATATGGAAAACTCAAATCTATTGTTCCTGAAGACTGTATAGAATTAAAGTCCGACTTCGTGAGTGACGCATTGTATGCAAAATACGCGGATAGTGTGTATTCCACGATGGGTGGATTCATGATTATCTTGGATCTGATGAATGTTAATTGTAAGGTTTATGCTCCAATGAATCTTTTAGAAACAAAATATCTTTACTATCGCAATAATCACGAGTATTTTTGTATATGACGATTTTGGTCTGTATTCCCAACTATGGAACCAGCAATAGAGATTACTTGAAAAGAACTCTATCGGAGTATGCTTCGTTTACACACTATCAGTTAGATATTCATCTTCTTTTGACGGATGAAATAGACGTTTCTGAATTCACTTCTCTTAAAATAACAAAACATTTCTATCCTAAAGAAATTGGCCATTTTTTGACGCACACCCATAAACAAATATTCACACAAAATATAGAAAAATTCGATTACTTTCTATACATTGAAGATGATATCCTTTTAAAAGAAGTGTCAATCGACGTATTTATGGAATGTTCAAAGATTTTACCAGAAAACATGGTTTGTGGATTCTTGAGATACGAATTCAAACCAAATTCTGAATACACTTATTTGATTGATTGCCATCCTGAACACTCTGTTCATCGAGGCGGAGGCAGACAAATCATCAGGACGAACTACAAAATCAATGATATTGATTACTTGGAACTACACAACGTTCATCAGGGTTGTTCTCTTCTATCACGTAATCAATTGTTAAAGGTGATAGGCAGCGGTTTTTACTTTCTTGACCACAGACACGGCGGTTATGCAGGAATATTGGAGTCAGCGGCATCGGATATTTATTGGAGGGGTACTATTATAAAAGTCACTCCTAGAAATAAAATAAATGAACTTCTCATTCATCACCTTCCAAATAAATACGTAAATATGTTGCCAGATGTATATCGTGAGGATATAGTTCCTGATAATAATAAGCTAAAGGTTATAGAAAATGAATTCAATCGTATTGTATTGTAAATCCTATCACAATGATGTACATCGTGTAAAGATACTTCTTCAATCCATAGAAAAACACAATAAAGATAGAATACCTTTCTATATTTCTGTTCCTTCTTGTGATGTTCTTCTTTTTAAACAGGTCTTGGGAGAAGGAAATTACATTCTTATTACTGACGAGTTTATTCTATCTGATAATCTGGAACAATCTTGGACAAATCAACAGATTGTAAAATCATCATTCTGGAAAATAAAGGTATGTCACAATTACGTGATGATTGACTCCGACGGTTATTTTATTCGTGATTTCTATATCAAAGATTTCATCCATCATGATAATACTCCTTATACGGTGATGCATGAACAAAAGGATTTGTTTCAGTGGACGGCTAGAGTTACACATCTTCTTGGATTTGACCCACAACAAAGTTTTGCGGAATGTCGGCAACCCGTCATGGATATCTTTGGAAGAACCGGCCGCCTCTACGATTTTGGTCCGAGTCCTGTTATATGGTCTTGTGATGTTTGGAGAACTTTGGAAGAAGAATATACCACACCAAACGAATTGACATTTAAACAACTTATAAACGAAGTTAAGAGTGAGTTTTCTTGGTATGGAGAGTGGTTGTTAGTTCGTAAACCTATTGAATTATGGCCCATTGAACCCATGTTCAAGGTATTTCATTATCTACCACAATATCAAGAATTCAAACAAATAGGATATACAATAGATAATTGGAGTAAGAATTATCTGGGTGTGGTTATGCAATCAAGTTCACAATTACCAATGGTGTATTAAAATGAATCGAAGTAATCCAGAAATGACATTTTGTATCGGTTGTTGCAACAACTTGAATTATCTCAAGTTGGCTGTTCATTCTGTACGAACCTATTCCTATTCCAAAGACTCACCTTTTATTGTATTTGCTGAAAACTGTACAGATGGCACATACGAGTGGTTGGAAGAAAACAAGGAAAAATACAATTTAACAGTTATCATAGAGAATAACGACGAAGAACACACTAAGGGTATTGGCGGGGCCATGAATCTATTGGCAGAACATGTAACGACTAAATACATCATGTTCCTACATGCCGATTTCTTTGTGTCTAAAGATTGGGATTTGGGTGCTTTGCATATATTCGATAAATATCAAAACATTCCAATGTGGGTTAGTTCACAGAGATTTCAACCAAACTTATTCAAGGAACAATCAAGACCCGGAACTTTGGTATTTCCTTATGAAGAGTTTGGTTACAAACACGATGATTTTAATGAACAGTATTTCATTGACTATGCCAGAGAGTTTTCTATTTTAAATCCGGATATGGAAGTTGAAAAGGGAGAGGGAGTTTCTGGATTGATTCGTAAAGAGGATTGGGATTTCATCGGAGGTAATGACCCTATCTTTGCTCCGGCGTATTGGGAAGACACCGACTTGTTCATTCGTATGCAATTGGCGAACTTTAAGTTCGTCATGACTTCTAATTCGGTGGTGTATCATTTCGGAAGTCGTTCAGACAAGAGTAATTTCCCAACTGACGTAATCGTTCGTTCCGAAAAGTCAAAGATGTATGAACAGAGAGGCACAGAAAGATTCTACAAAAAGTGGGGATTTATGCCCACTCATACAAAAAACCAGTTCGTAACTATTCCACCTATGGTTGATAGAAGTAAGTTACGACATTTAATTAAACTATGAAAATCGTAAAAAATCACACAATATATAAATTGGTTAATGTCGGTCGTGGAGATGAATTTTACGTAAATTTCAAACCCAATAAACAGGAACAAAAAGATCTCTGTATGAAAGAATTTTGTTGGAATGAACATCAATTTGAAGAAGGTCAATTCATTGTCGAAAAGATAGACATTTACGAAAAATGATATGAAAGTTTTAGCATCCACATTAAATCACAATTTGCCTGAGTTAACAGATAACTTAGTCGAACAATTAAAACGTTCGAAGTTTGTTGACTATGAACTAATGGTGGTGGATAATGGGTCAAAGGAACCGTTGGCTAAGTCAACTACACACGTTTCTCCTGAGAATACGTTCTTTGGAGGCGGAGTAAACCTTATATTGGATTATTTTTTAAATGAAACACATCACGACTATCTTTATATATTTAATAATGACCTTATTTTTCATGGTCACGGGTTTCTTGATCAATCTCTACGCGAAGTGGTGTTGGCTAAGGCGGATGTTTACTCGCCTTCCGTGATTAATATGTCATTGGATCAATGTGCATGGAAACAAATGCATTGTTGGGGAACCGGAGGAACTAGAGAAGTAAAGTGGATAGATTTTCAATGTCCATTACTGAGCAGAAGACTTTGTGAACATATAAAAAGATATCCTGATGAATTGGTTATGGGGTGGGGATTGGATTTCTTAACTGGAATGATATGTCAAGAATTGGGATACAAGACCATTGTATCCGATAGTAATTCAATAGGACATTTGAATTCTCAAACTTTGAAACTGAATAAGATTAACATCGGACTACATGATTTCTGTCAACGTGCAGATGCTGGTATGTTTGGTTTTTTTAACAACAACGAAAAATACAAGCCTATGTTCTATGAATATAGACATTGGGCACAAAATTATACAATATGAAATTATTAACTGAAATAGCTAAAAATCACAAGACGGACAAAGGCGAAGAAGGTCACATCTATACTGATGTATATGATGATTATCTATTACCAAGAAGAAATGAAGCAATGAATTTTTTCGAGATAGGTATCTTCGATGGAGAATCAATGAGAATGTGGAGGGAATATCTTCCTAATGCAAACATCATTGGTTTGGATATTAATCCTGAATCCAAGAAACACGACGGAGAAAGAAACAAGGTTTATATTGGTTCTCAAACCGATGAAATGGTTCTTTGGAAAATATTTAATGAGAATAAACCAATATCAGTTATAATAGACGATGGAAGTCATCAATGGAATCATATCATTCAAACATTTGATCTTGCATTTCCTTTATTGGCTCCTGGTGGATTATATTTCATAGAAGATCTTCATACCTCCTACGCCGGTGCTCCTTGGGCTGTTGGTTCCGAAACCGCAGTCAACTATCTTAAAAGTTTGGTTGATGACGTAAACATTCGTGGCAAGAGTTTCATGGGATTGAAGGAATTAGAGGGGAAACCTTTGGCCTACAATGAACACTATATTGAATGGGTTCATTTTTACAAAAGTCTTTGTGTTATTAAGAAGAGACAAAGCCCATTATGATAAGTTGTGAATTTCATGGTAGGTTGGGGAATAATATGTTTCAAATTGCTGTTGCTGCATCAATGGCAAAGAAACTTAATACCGACTTTTCTGTTCCAACATATACGTTAGCGGGACACAGGGGTTCAATGCCTTCCGATCTTTCTGGATTCGAATATCCATATAACTATAAAAGTGATAACGAAACTAAACATCATAATAAAATCGGCGAGAAAGACAATCAATATACGGAATTGCCGTTACAAGACGAAATCAAATTATGTGGATTCTTTCAGTCTAGTAAATACTTTAATGATGTTAGGGATGATTTAATCAACAAATACTTTAATCCTACAAATTGGGTGGTGAACGTAGCAAAGAAATACAACATAGGATCAAATAGTTTGGGTATTTGTGTTAGACGTGGAGACTACTTAATGCTTCAACACAATCATTGTGTATTATCTTCCGATTACTATCAAGCTGCCATTACCGATTTGTGTTTAAAACATACCATTGATTCCATTTTTGTTTTTTCGGATGATTTAAATTGGTGTAAAGAAGTGTTTGATGATATAAATTCAACATTTGTGAATGAAGAAAAGTTCGTTCAGTTGTATATGATGACACAAATGAAACATATAATATTGGCAAATTCTACATTTTCTTGGTGGGGAGCATACTTAAATAATAAAGGAGGCGAAGTTTATTTTCCTGACCCTTGGTATGGAACTAACAATCAAAATATAGATGTTAGTGGATTGATTCTCCCTTCTTGGACTGTTATGAAACACAATATTGTATTTGACCCCACACCAGCATGAAAATAGCAATCTGTTTATCCGGACAACCAAGAAATTTCAATGTCTCATTCGATTCATTGAAAGAATTCTATTTTCCAAAATATGATTGTGACGTATTCATTCATACGTGGAAAGATAAACAATACAATTCCCAATTTTCTGATAAAGTAGTAGAAAACAAATCAAATCTACACGGAGACTATATCAATCTGTTCAATCCAAAGAAAATAATGATAGAAGACCAGATTCTATTCGACCCACAAGGAGTAAAAGATCCTACGTGGGGATGTAAATTAGATTCGGTCATGTCTATGTTTTATTCTATTCAAATATGTAATAGCTTACGACGAAGATATGAAGTTGAGAATAATTTTAAATATGATTTCGTGTTAAGAATTAGAACGGATGTCAGATTGATTCGACATATTCCGGTGGAAGAAATTGTATCTAATAATATTGCATTATTCGATTGGACACAGAATGGAACATACAATGAACGAGGATATTCAGACGTGTTTGCTATAGGAAATTCGGATGTAATGACGGTTTACTCCGAGGCTTTTAATTCTATACCTCATTATTTGTATGGGGATTCTACGTGGGTGTTTCCTGACTCTAAATTAAGAAACGAATATCTTTTAAGAAGACATATAGATGTAAACAAAATACCCGTTCAGAGATTTCTCCATTTAGACCAAACCAATCCCAGTTTTGGAATAGTAAGATGAAAACACACATAATCATACATTTATTACCTTTTGAAATAGATAGATTTGAATATCAAATCTTAGAACTCAAAAAGTGTAGTCTATTATTGGATGTGGATGATAAAGTAGTTATTGACGCTACACTTAATTTGAATGACCTATTAATTGATTGGAAAAATAGTTCAATACCAAAAGAATTCTTTATAGACCGATTCCTTCATTTGAAAAATCTTTGTGATTGGACTCACGAAAATTTCTTTGAAATCGATACCGAAGAAAAGTGTTTGGGTATTAATGCAAAGAGACGTAATAGTATTCGTCAACACGCCAATAGTTGTGATACTTTTTTGTATCTTGATTGTGACATGATATTCCCCGTTCATACATTGAAATACATGATAGATGCTGCCAAGCACATGACGCTTCCTTACTACATTATTTCTCCACAATCTACTCAATTGTGGGATGGTAGTTGGTGTAATTTGGTTAATGAATCTTACGCCCATATACCTCATGATAAGATTACGGAAATAAATCCATTTGAAGTTTGTTCTAAACAGTATGGTGATGTAGAAATCGTTCCTGTAAATGATTTCAAATTCGGTGGGGGTTGGTTCAATCTATTCTCTTCCAAGTTACTTTCTTATACCGATATTCCTGATGAACTGGGTGGATATGGATTGGATGACTTATATGTGATGCAATCTTGTCAAGTCATGAAAAATCTAACATTCCCAATTCAACAATACGTTTTAAAAAATCTTGTGGTAACACAAAATTATAGGTATGGTTATCACATGCAGGATGTGTATAAAAAATTCATACCATTCATCAATAAAAAAGAAATGTTCATAACCAACGCAAAACAGAATTATGGTTTAATTATGAACAGATTTTTGGAAAAATGTAAACATGATATCATTCATTCTACCAACTCGTAATAATTTGCCTTATGTAAAAACGGCAATCTCTAGCATCCGTAGGTTTTACTTGGATGCAGAAATAGTTCTATTGGATGATAGTTCAACTGATGGAACCGATGAATGGGTTGCTCAAACGTATGACCCCTACCTTACTTATTATAAACATGAAGGTAAACAAATCGGGCACACCGTTCTTTATGATATCGGAGTAAGAATGTGTAAACACGACATCTTTTCTATATTCCATGCTGATATGGTTTGTGGTCCGAAATATATAGAAAATCTTCTGAAACATCTAAAACCTGGTATGGTGGTGAGTGCCACTCGAATCGAGCCCCCTCTTCATCCACCCGGAAAAGAAAAGATAGTGATGGATTTTGGTTTATACGCAGATGGGTTCAAAACCGAAGAGTTTTTATCGTATTGTTTGAAGGCTCAGGAAGAATTATCTAATAGAGATGTGGTCACGAAAGGCATATTCGCACCTTGGGCTATGTTTAAAGCGGACTTTATTAAAATGGGCGGACATGACGCGTATTTTTCTCCGTTCCCTTATGAAGATTCTGACATATTCCAACGATTTATTTTAAATGGTTACGAAATCAAACAAAGCAGAGATGCTTTCGCTTATCACTTTACATGTAGGGGACATCGTTGGACGGAACAAATTCAAAAAGATGATTATTTTTATAAACTTTGTTGTGCAAAAAATCAAGCACATTTTATAAGAAAGTGGGGGTCGTGGATTAAAAACGATGAATACTCATATCCTAAAATCTCTCCTCTTTATGACATAGGTTTTATAGTAAAGAATTGTAGTCATGAAATTTTGGGTTTGATAGAACCTTGGTGTTCGACTATTTATAATGACTGCCCAAATATAGAAGGGTTTATACAGCGTGTTCAGCCTGGTACTCCGTTTGATTTGACAAAAAGAATCAAGAATATAGAAGATGAAAAAACGAATCAAATCCTAATTTCCTTCGATGGACATACGTTAAATCAGACATCATTTCACTTTTTAACACAATTGCCTGACGTATTAAAAGACAGTGGAGAGATAGGTAATATGCAATTTGACATTTTTGATTTTGAAATTAAAGGATTAGAAACGTTTGAAAGTAATTTAATTCAAAACGATAATGAGTGGCACACTAAACGATTGGTTACTCCATCAGAATCGGATAAGTTATGTACGGATGAATTGTTTAAAGTTTTTCAGTGTACCAAGTAACGGTATCCTTTAAAGCTTTGTCAAACGGAGTATATTCGGTTTTACCAAAATTACAATCAAAATCGTCTGTATTAATTGCATATCTAAAATCGTGACCTTTTCTATCTTCGACAAATTTGATTGATGTTTCGGGGTCTTTATTACATAACAAACAAATTTTCTTTACAAGGTCGATATTTCTTATTTCATTGTTTCCACCGATAAGATATTGGTCGCCCACATATCCTCTCTTAAGAACCTTCCACAAACATTTACAATGATCTTCGACGTAAATCCAATCACGTATATTATTTCCTGATCCATATACCGGAACCTGTTCTCCTTCTTTAAGTTTTTTTATTGTCAACGGAATCAATTTTTCTGTATATTGATTCGGACCAAAGTTATTAGAACAATTAGTTATTACCACAGGAAATTTATGTGTCTTGTGAAATGATCTACATAATAGATCAGACGATGCTTTAGATGCAGCATAAGGAGAGTTCGGTTTATAGGGATGATTTTTAGTGAATGTATTATCCTTCAATTCTAAGTCACCAAAAACTTCATCGGTAGAAACATGTAGAAATTTTACATCCGTTCTTCCTTTCCATAATTCCAAGAATGTATTAAGCAAAGAGAATGTTCCGTTGATATTGGTGGTGACGAACTCGTGACCGGATTCTATTGACCTATCGACGTGGGATTCGGCAGCAAAGTGAACAATTGTATCTATGTTGTATCTTTCGTGAATATTCTTGAGTAACTTTACATCATTAATGTCGCCTCTATAAAAGTCGTAACGATTAGTCTGTATTATACGATCTGGTATATTTTTGAAATTGGCAGCATAAGTAACCAAATCAAGATTGACGATTATTTCAACTTCATCATTATTGGTAATCAGATTTATAAAATTGCTTCCTATGAAACCTAATCCCCCTGTAACTAATATTCTCATAAATAATCTTTCTTCAAATCGTCCTACATACTTATAAACATTATGACATTGTTATTTATTTTATCAAGCCTTATTGCAACAATTTTTCTTATCTGGTTCAATTCCGATTTTATTATAGAATACGGAAAGGTATTTGGATTAAGTAAGTTTTTCAAAATTCAAGAGTATAAAGAAAAACAAAGAGAAATTCCTATTCCTCTTGCATATCCACTATTCTTAAAGATGAAATATGACAATTTTTTTATTAAATTGATAACTTGTCCAATTTGTTTATCGGTATGGTTATCGGCAATTTTGGGTGCATATTTTCTCTCTTGGTCATTTATTCCAGTGATATGTATTTTGTCTTTGATTATTTACGGTCTTATCCGAAAACTCTTGATGTAAAATATGGAAATCCACGGCGCTAGCGCTTTTCTACACTTTTTAAGGAATAGTGGATTGACCAATATAGATGGTCAGGCCACCGCATTAATGGTTTGTATGGATGAATTTGATAGACTCTGTGCGTGTGATACCATAGAATACAAAGCAGCCAAGATAAACAACTGTAGAGCAATTTACCAAAATTTTATATCTGGAGCCGATAGATTCAAACATGAATTTCTATCTAAATCAGGAAACAGTAAGATTACGTTTTATTCGGATGACGGGAAACACCTTAAAACATTTTCACGTTAAACTTCTTTGTCTCCATCATCGAAATCTTCCAAAGTTGGAGTAGTTCCGTCTCTAAATGCAAGTTTACCATTTTTGGTTTGTTCTTTAGCAGCCTCTAACGTACCCAAAACTACTGCGGCTGAATCAACAGAAGGAATATATGCCAGAAATGTTAAACAGTCATAATCCACCTTTTCTCCGTTGTGGAACATAATTAACACTTCACAATCATCCATATCTCTTGGATAACGTTCTAACGATTTTTTAAGGTATCCTAAGTTCATATACGTAGTTGGTGATTGTGTTCAACTTTATTTCATATCCAAATTTACCTAAATATTCTGTATATTGTGAGTCTTGTAATACATTTTCTATAATGATTATTCTTGGTTTGTATTTCTCTATATCAAGTCCTTTTAATACTGTTAATTCCCACCCTTCTACATCAATACAGACGACATCTATTTTTACGTTTGGACAGTTTTCTTCTATTATAGTGTCTAGTTTTCTGGCTTTTACCTTTATGTTTTTGATGTCACCTATTCCATTTGCGAATTCTTTCACCCTTCCTACAAATTCTTCACGAACTTTGAAAGAAGAGTTCCCTTCAAAGGTAAATGTCGTATTATCAGGAATATGTTCTCCTGTTCCGTAACAATTTACTGTTTGAAAATCTACGTTATCTTCATCTTTATCAGAACACGCACATTCTATAATTTCGTGGCCTAAATCCCGATGTTGTTTTGCAAAATAAGGAATAGGTTCAACTGATATACATCTCCATCCATTTTCTCGGAAGTGTTTGGATATACTAAATAATTCAGGTCCGGCTGCTCCGACTTCTATTAATAGACCTTTATAAGAATAATCCGTATATACAGTTTCTCTTATAAATTTGTCGCATCCGTCTTCTCCATGATATTTTTCGTAATTCATTATTCGTATTTCTTTGTATCACCCTGTTTGTAGTTTTTGAAAGTAACTTTACCTTCTGCTGCTAGAATTAACATTTCATCCAATTCTTGAATTAAGTCATTTCTCTGAGTATTAAGAAGATTGGTTTTTCTAGTAGCGTCGGCAACGTCTTTGTCAGTTTTAGACTTGTCTCTTTTCAATTCTTCGAGATGCCAAATCTTTAGATTGACGACGGTTAATTTATCTACAAGGTTTCCGAATGATTCCATATTGTTATTCTCCCACAATTTTGAATTTTGGGCAAGGAACTATAAATTTACCTCCACCTTTTAAATAGTCAGATTCACGACTTACGAACTCATTTATAAAATGCCAAGGCAATACAAGTAAATAATCTGGTTTAGCTTTTCTCATTTCATCTTCTGAGAAAATTGGTATGTTAGTTCCAACCGTTTTTAATCCCCACTTATAAGGACTTCTTTCAGCCATACCATCAATAAGAGTGTGATCAAGACCAAAATACTGTAATAGGGTATTTCCCTTCGTAGAGGCACCGTATCCCCAAATAGTCTTTCCTTTAGCTTTTTCTTCTTTTATGAATGAAACTATTTGTTTTTTTAATTGTTGAATCCTTGTATTAAAGAATGTCCATGTAGCTATTTGACTCTCTCCAAAGTGTCCTAGAGATTCTTCCAGACGTAATAAAGATATTACTCTGAATCCACACACATCTCTATAAGGTTGGGTGGAAAATTTTTCTTCTTTGAATTTATCTTTTACAACATACAATCTGAAAGATCCGCCGTTCACATCATTCAATTGACAATCCAATACACGAAATCCATTTTTACCCAATAATCCTATCATGTTATATAGATTGTAATAATAAATGTGTTCATGACAGATGTTGTCGAATGCCACTTGATGAATCATCAGTGGGGTATAACTTAATTGCAATACAAACAATCCATCATCATCCATTACTTTACAGACATCTTGTAGAAATGGATTTGGGTCATCAAGGTCATAAAACATAGCAATACACGTAACTACCTTCGGCTTCAAATTACCGTATTTTTGACTCTTGTATGCCTTCTCATTGAAATAATCTTGAACTATTACATTAGAATGTTGTTCTGACTCATTTTTGAATGAATCATCAGCTGGGTCTATACCTATTTTAATGAATGACTTTGGAACATAACTCAATAGAGTTCCATCATTACAAGCAATATCCAACCACACGTCATTCTCTTTAAATGACATTAAACCAGTGATCGAATCAACGATGGAGTTTAGTTCCTTCTTCATTGTGGAATTAATTCCAGAACGATACCAATACTTTCCATACATCGTATTGCACGGCGCGGGCTTCTCCAATCTTACGGCTTGTATCGTTTCGTCGTAAACCAACTTTAATTCGTATTTTGAGTTTGCTTCTTGGTCATCTTTGATGAAATCAGAAACATGTAATTCCCCGAGTGTAAATAATTCTTTCATATATTACCAAATCCAATCTTTTAAACATTCTTCCAACGATTGATATGCGTCTTTCATTTCCAGTCCAACCGATTTTAATTTATCAGTATTCAATACCGTGTTGGATCTTGGAGCTTTAATTCCTAAATTAAACGATTCCAAACTCTCAAAATATTTAAATTCTTTGTCCACCTTTAGATGTTTTTTTATCAATTCAACTACTTCTGTAGTCTCCACATGTCCTTTATTCGTTACATTATATATTCCATAAGGAACACGTTTTTCTAAAGTATCTATACACACTTTAACATATTCTCTCTTATTTGACAAGGAATTTTTTGCGTTTAATAGAGTATTGTAATTTATTAATTTAGAAATATAATTTCTATCATTGTGTTTTTCCTCGAAAGGAATTCTTAATCTCCAAATATATTTCTGTTCTAGTTCTTCTAACATCTCTTCGCCGAACGCTTTAGTTCCGCTATAAAAACTACAAGGAGGATTTTTAAAACTAAAATTCGGTTGGTCTAATTCCGTGAATCCGTTTTCTTTATATCCATTGTATATGCATCCAGACGATACATGACCCAATGTTATTTTCTTACGTTCACATATTATAGATAACATTCTTGGAAACACTACATTGCCTGACATGGTTTCAGCTTTTTTGTCCTCGCAAGCATCTACATTTGGTTTTCCGGTATAACCAGCACAATTAATAATAGTATCGATATCACAATTGATCACCGTCTTTTGTATATCTTCCATGTCGGATTCTTGGGCAGACATACAGAATGGACCTATCTTTCTTTCGGTCAATTGTTTTAAGAATTCTTTTCCAATGTATCCCGTAGAACCAAATAATAATACTCTCATATTAACCTTTCTAAGTAACTTCTGTATTCACCTTTTGGCAAAGTTCCAACAGATTCTTTGAATTTTTCTTTTGATATAAATCCTTTTTTCAAACAAGATTCTTCGTAACATCCCACCATTACTCCTTGTCTTTCCTGAATGGATTGAATATATGAAGATGCTTGAAATAATGTTTGTGGAGTTCCTGCATCCAACCATGCCATGCCTCTTTCCATCTTATAAGCATAAAGTTGTTGGTTGTAAAGATACACCTTCAATAAATCGACGATTTCCAATTCCCCTCTTATGGATGGTTTTAAACTCTTGGCATATTTCGGGGCATTACTATCAAACATGTATATTCCAGGTATAGAATAGTTACTTTTTGGATTCATGGGTTTTTCTTCCAAAGATTTAACCCTTCCATATTCATCAAATTCTACTACACCGTAAGCTCTGGGATCTTTAACTTCATATCCATAAATGACGGAACCACACATGCAGTTTGCTTCATAAAATGAACCATGAAAAATATTGTCTCCTAAAATAAGACATGAACATTCTCCATTAAGAAATTCCTCTGCTAAAATCAACGCCTGTGCCAATCCTTCTGGCTTTTCTTGTATTTTATATTGGATATTCAATCCCCACTTACTTCCGTCTCCTAATAAGTTTTTATAACAATCGACGTATTGTGGACTTGTAATTAATAGTATCTCATTCATCCCTCCATTAATGAGTGTGGTCAAAGGATAATACACCATAGGTTTATCATAGACAGGCAACAACTGTTTATTGACCATTGTTGTCAATGGATATAAACGTGTTCCCGAACCACCTGATAATATTATCCCCTTCATGTTATTTACTTTGTTCCGCCTGAGTCAAAAATTGTTGAATTTCGTTGATGACTCGATCACATCCCTCTTCTGTTTCCAATACTTGTAAATCTCCATCGGTTATTCCGAACACAAAACATTTGTTTAATGCCCATATAGCCAATTCAAGATTTTCTCCATCCCTACAAGTTATAGAATGGCTTCCTGTGAATTTATCTCCCATTGTAGATAATGGGAATGATTCGTTCAGTTTTTTAAATAGATGTTTTGTTTTCATTTTTTGTTAATATTTTTTTCCAATCCCACACCAATGTTTTTATAAACATTATTTTTTGTGGAGATTTTGTTATGATATATTCCTTACCGCCTTCGTAACCATACTTTTCCAAAGCAGCCTTTGGATTAGTTCTTGCTAATTCGCCTCTGGCTCCTTTTTCTTTTTTCCATAAACCCAATGGGCCTTTTCTTATAGAATTTCCTGATGTTCTTCCTATTTCAATCCAATTAGAAGCTTTATAAATTGACCCGTTCCTAAGTTTTTGTCCCTTGTAATCTTTATTTCTTTCTGGTTGAACATAAGTTTCCAGCATAATAAGTGGTTGATTGTATTTCTCTTTCCACCGTTTTGCTCCCACTTGACCGAGTTGTTTTAAAACCATACTTCCTGTGTTTTTTATTGTTATGTTCTTTTGAATAAAACAACATCTGGAATTGTTCGCTAACATCCCCAGATTTTTAATTCTGGTGTCTTTATCCCATCCTATGAAAGAATCCCTACATGAGATAGCAATAGTCGCTGATGATAATCCTATTGCGCCTATATGGTTGCCTGATTCAGTCTCATATATTAACCAGCGAATGTTTCGTGTTGGAGAGTCTGTATATTTAACGTAGGAGTGGTATGTATCGATTGTTTGTCGAAACAACTTATTCTGTTCGGGAGTAGCACATTCAACCAAAAAAATTGGCGATTGTATTGTATTAGAATAATCAATTATGGACAAGGAATTAGACATAAGTATATAACCGTATATACTTATATCCGTAAAGGAAAAGGTAATTAATTTATTTTGAAGTCAAGCAACTATTTTGAAGTTCAATGAGGGGACATTTTTCTAAACAAAGATGCACGGTGTTTTTAAGATAGTTATCTTTATGAATATCTTCTAATAATATTGAAGGATCGGAACTTCTTACATCTTCCCACTCTAAACAAAAATCACATTTTTCTTTAACGAGAGGATCGTTTTTTCTTTCTTCTTCATTTGGGGCTTTGTCAAAGACTTGTTCTATTTCTCCCTGTAATCCTACAGTTTTATAAAATTTTGATAGATGTAATGACCAACCATCCCACTCATTTTGAACCCAATCTACTTCATTTGGGAATCGAACATCCGAAATTAAATAAACTCGTTTTTTGGATTTCTCTTCATCAGAAGCTAAGTGTTCTTCTTCCATTAATGTCGCATTCACTTTGTTTATCCAAATATCATTGTCATAATGTTCTCGCATCCCACATCCTATCCAAACCAAACCAGGTCGAATGACCTTTTTTTCCTCTGTATCATCAGTAAAAGCAGAAATGTTGAAAAGAGTTTTGCACATGGGATCAGCCAACTTTTTAAGTTCATCCGCAAATGCCAATTTTTTTACTTCGTATCCATTTTCTTTAAGAATGGATGCCGCGATCTTACAAAATGTATCTTTTCCACATCTGGCATAGCCAGCAATACCTATTACAATAATTTTTTTATTCATTTGAAAAAATCCTCTCTACTTCTTTGTCATTCAATCCATAACCCTGACAAATTTTTACCAACTCTTCTACTCCACCCTCCATGTTCATCAACATTAATATGTATTCGTTTGCTCGGTCTGTCGATATTTCATATTTTTTGGCAATCAATTCCAATAATTGACTATTCATTTTTTCTCTTTTGGATTTTACCCAAGGATAGAATCTTCGGTCAGAAGGAATTAAGGAAATCAAAACTTTATAGAGTTGTTCAGATGGAATGGAATCAAAATATTGAAATATTTTTGATATGTCATCTACCAATGTTGGGTTCATTGATAATGCCCTAAGTATCATAAAATGGTTAAAAGATTTTCTGTCTGATTCAGACAGATTCTTATAGTAATCTACATTTTGAACTTCTCGGATATGTTTAACGTGATCAAACAATCCTATCGGTTTGACGGATTCGTTCTGAACGTCGTTGGAATCTTCTTGGGGCTTTTTCGATTTCTTTTTCATTTCTTAAAATCCTCCGAGATGTAGTATTGACTGAATTGTATAGAATGACTTGATTCCCATTTAGAATATTAATGTCAGCATCGATTCTTTTCAACCTTTTATCGACTCCTTTTAAGAGTGAGACATAATATATCGACGCCGCTATTGCTATCAATATAGATAAACTACTCAGTATTATCGATAATAGTTCCATACATTTTTAAAAGGTTTGAGGATGGTTCCTTCCATCCTCAAATTGATTTTCGACAATTTCTTATCGGCGTGCTGCACGACGGCCTGCCGTCACAACTCGTAAGAGTGCGCGGACTTGACTGTTCGTAAAATTAACGGTTTGTCCGTCAACTGAAGTAACAGAGAGTTTTTGGGCGGTGCGATTTCCAGCCAACGGAACACGGTAACGGATTTCGAGGCCAGACGGAGTGACATTAGCAACTGTGGCAACATCACGGGATTTATTAACGGTAGTAGTCATAACTGATTTTCCTTTTTTTGTAATTGTGTTTATCACAATGATTATTATTTAACTATATATCGTAAATGAATATAATCAAATTATATTATCTTCCAACATCATTAAAATAATGAAATTTGGCTTGTTCGTAGTTCATTTTATTCATGTTTGAGTAAAACAACTTTTCGGACTTTATATTATTCTCTTTCAAAAGTCTTTTGTATCTCTCTATGGCTTTCGGTTTCCACCATTCCATTATACCTTTAGTATCCTGATGAAATAATGGTTTCAATATCAAGTCTTTCTCTGATATCTTATTTGAAAGAAATTCTTTAGTATTTTCGTAAAAACACGAATAATAAACGCCTCGTTCAAATCCATGAGTAAAATTGGATTGTTTCAAACCAGCCGATTCAAAGATCATATTTAAGACACGAAGTTTAGCTCCTGTTACTGGTCCTGATACGCCTTCTTTCTGAGTCATTTTTTGTTCATATTCCTGACTTCTGGTTTTTTTAACCCAATCATGCCATTTCTTGTAAATTATTTCGTCTGGTTTGATTAAAATCTTTCCTGTTGAAGAACCACATTTATGCCACCACTTCAAACTATTGTACATTGAATAAGAACCATAAAGACTCGTGGTTGTCATTCCAACCAAAACATTATCGTATAACTTTTTCCATGATTCTCTAACGGTATTGGATACAACCAATGCAGCCGTCAATTTACCACCTAAAAAATTATAACCGAAAGGCTGAGTCGAAACTATAGTGGTTCCTATTGCTGAATGTTCTAGGTTTTTATCCTTTAACCGATTGTCTAATGTCCACCCAATGTATTTATCTCTATCTGAGATGGAGATTACATCACTAGCAATCGAAGACAATCCTAATATTCTGGGGTTCTCTAAATTTCCATCAGTTATCCAAAATTTCACGAATCTTCCAGGAGCTTGATTGAATTCTGCCGAACTACAAAAATATCGGAGTGTCGTCCACATTCTGTCGTCTTCGGGATTTTTAATTAACACTATGGTAGGATTAAGATTTTCTATCTCTTTTACCGTAAGTGCCTCGTCATTTACATCTATAGGCGACCAAATTTTAGCTTTGGCTTCACCTGCCATATTAAGATGACCTTTCATCGATGTCCAATCTGTTATTTCCTCCCATTTCTTTCTAAAAGTGAATTCCTCTACAGACAAAGATTTCAAATAATTCATATTATTGAGAAGTGTTTTAACTTCCTCGTTAATATCAAAGGCATTTTGTTTCACTGAAATATCAGCAATATCCGAAATGTCAAATGGTTTAGAATCGTTACTCATGTAATGAATATATTGTATAAAAAAAGAAAGTCAACTTCTGATACTATTTATTATATATGCAGTTTAAAAAAATTGATAAAGACATGTCGGTGTTTCACTATTTTGAGAAATCGCCTACTCAATTTGCTTTGTATGATGACGAATTAGACATGCCAATTATGTATGGAAGTAGAAATTTGGTGGATGCTATGGTTCGTAAATTGTCAAAGGATGTTATGGTTATCTACTATAAAAGAGACTCCGATAAATTTTCTTTCAAGAAGAAAATAATCTATGAAGGATCGAAGGAAGATGCCAAAACAACAAAAGGTTAATCCATTTCAAGTTCTATACGAAACCAACATTTGTTATATCTTGGTTCTTCCATGAAACTCAATTCGGTATCGATTTCTTCTTCTTCAAGACTTACTTTTACCAATTTCTTTTCAAGAAGATCAAAAATCCCACATACACATACCTCAAGTTTGTTTAACCTTTTTGGCATAGTGTATGTGGGAAGAATTTTAGATTTCTCTTTTTAGCTTACAACGACGGTTTTTCCGGAAGAGACGTTTGAAGTGGATACCGAGGTTACATTCGTAGATGTTGCAACGCTCATGACGTTTACCAATTTGGTTTGGTCGTCTAACTGAATCGAGTCAGCTTTGGCAGAGTCGAGAACCGATTGTAGAACGGGGCGCATTGCTAAAACTAAACTTGGGCGGCCTTTGCCGGGATTCGTGGTTCCGATTACGCCGACAGACTTTTCTTCGTCGATGGCTTTCTTTAAACGAACTCGAAGAGTGATTTCTTTGAAATCAGGATTTAATCTAATCAAATCCTTTATCGTAAAATAGGTTGTATTGGCCGGCCAAACTAATACGAGATTAGTTTTATTTTTACGTTGAGTTTTCTTCGTAACAGAAGTTGTGATTATCGTGTTAGAAGGGGTTAGTTGTGTTGGTTGTGTTGTTGTTGTTGTGTTGTTCATATATAACGTGTTTTTTTACTTTCTGTATTCCTCCATTGGACTACATATTACTTTAACGTGAAACTATAATTTTGTCAAACGGTTTTTTCATTCTTTTTATTCTTTTTTTAGAAAAAGTCCATTCATGGTCTTTGAAATGGAACCTATCTCTGTGACATTGATGTTCTTAGCATCTTTTCCATACATTGTTTGAAATTGGCGTAATAGGTGTTCACCAGTGTTTAATCCTAATGGGTGAGGAGATGAATATTCATGTTTGTCTTTAATAAAATAACTCAGAATCTTTATTCCGTATGACCTGATTATTTGCATCTGTCGTTTGGTATGGAGTGCCGCGGGTTGTTCTGTATAAGAAAATCCCAGACCATTTGCCGCAGCGAAGGTATAACAAGGTTCTCCATCCGAAAGATTAAGAAAGTAGTGATCTTCTCCAACGACTCTCTTATTCAAGATACATTCATTCATTATGGCTTCGAAGGCTAATCCTTCTGGAGTTCCTCCATTCGGCCTAAGAAACGGAAATAGATTTCTAATTTTGCTAATGTTATCCTTTTCCGAGTCGTATGCGATAACAATATATGGTAAATCCACCGACCCTATTCGGTGTGTTGCACGTAATGATACCGAAACATGAACGTTTTGAATACGGGATGCTGCTACACAGATAGCTGTCAAACAAGTCATTGTAGGCAACCATTTTGTATCGGACGACATAGATCCACTTGAATCTACTGTTATATGCAATCGTGCAACTTCATAACTTTCTTTTTTTAATTTATAGAAAATGTTTTCTGTGCCGGTTGCTAGTTCCGATAGGATTCTTCTTTCTATTTTTCCTGATGATCGTCTTATGTATTTTATAATATTCGTTTCGTTACGAATTTGAAGTCTCTTTCCTAATCTTTTTCCCAAAGCAATTCCGTCTAATACAGCGGATAACGTTTTTTTGTCTGGTTCAGGACTCGTCTGGAAATCATCATGGGAACAAAATGGGAATACATCTCGTCCGGAAAACATCAATTCTCTCGTAAGATTATTTACAACTACACAATCTACAGTCCTAATTTGTCCCTGTTGTTCAGCTCCACTAAAATGAGAATGAGCGATGTGAATTCCTGAATTTTCAATAATATCCAACAAAGAACCTTGTTCTTTATTTATTTCCTTTTTAAGATGTTCAGAATCATGTTTTAATATTTCCTTGTTTCTATAAAATTGATCTGCGATCTTCTTTATTTGTGATTCTGTAAATTCACTAGTATCTCCACGTGCGTCTTCTGTTTTTTCTGTTGTTAACTTTTCTGCTTCGGATTTATTACCCCCAATAATATCATCTACATTTTGATTATTATTCTTGGATTCTTCTTTTTTATCCGATGATTCATCACCGTCGTTTTTATCTCCCTCACCGTCATCACCCTCGTCTTTTGGGGTTGGGGTTGGTGGAACCGAACTATTTCCGCTTTGAGGCATAACATCATCATCGGATTTTTTTGAAATCATTTGTGATACCTTCTTGATTGTCTGGTCCATACCACTCGTAGATTGTTTAGATAAAACATCTATGTTATCCAACACGATTCCTACTAACTCAAATGACAAATCCATTCTAGCCTCAGTTGTTTTAAGACGAAGAATGGAAGATATATCAAATTTTTCGGCTATCTCCAGTAAGGATGGAAGAGCATCCAAATCTGTGTCGGCATTGGTCAAGTAAACTATTCTATATTCATAACAAGTTAAATTTTTCTTTCTATACATCTTCGATTTCAATGCTGCGCCGATAGCTTTAGCATTCCAAAGTCGATTGTATAGAGCTTTATAATACCCTCTATATCCGGGAGCTTCATTAAAAATATAAGAATCAATGTATCTGTCTTCTACAACATTAAACATCATTTTACAAAACTCGGCCACTTCTTCTCTTCTAAGATTTTTTCTCTTTCCTTTCTCGTATAGCGAGGGAGGAATTTTTAACCACATGGATTTAAATACATCAAAATCAGATTTTACTATGTGTGCAGCCTCGTGTAATGCCAATCCAATTGACCAATCAAAATCGGATTTCTTTAGAATTGATGCGGAGATGTAAACAATCTCCCCATCAGTTGCTCCAGATTCGCCACTATAATACTTTACAGGAATACTTTTATTTGTTAAAATAGATACGAAGTTGGAAATAACTCTCCGATATCCAGCCAATTTAATCAAATCCATTGTAAATAATGGTCCTGTGGTAGCATCTTTTTCGTCTTGATCTATATAGGTTTCAAAATTGGTATCATCCAACCAATAGTCTGAATAACAGTCTTCGACTTTATTGATGTCATTAGACATAATATTAGAATGGTAATCTGGTTTTCTTTCCGGTCTTAGTGGGGTCTGTGATTGGCGAAGCTACGCCGGCAGAGTCCACGTCAAGATACTTTTGAATGATTTGTTTTATATACAATCTCTCCGAATCTGTTCCTCCTTCTTTATCATAGAGAGGTAAAATGACCAATTCAGCAATCTCCTTCAATAAAAATTCGTCTATCACCATCTGTGCCATTTCAATTACTGTACCTGTAGGAATGAAGGTAGAAATTTTGGCGTCATCCATCGCTGATTGTTTTTTGGTATCATCAGAAATCCTACAAATACACTCAAAGGGTTTCTTAAATTTATCAAAATCCCCCTCAAACGTTACTTTAAGTAAGTTCATTTCTTGTTCAAAATTCAAAGCATCTATTTCGATGATAACAGGGAATCTTCGTTGAAGGGCAGCATCGATTACTTTTGTTGCGGTGAATTCATTTCCGATGTTTGCTGTAGAAACAAACATCACTGATTCCTCCACTTTAATTATGGAAGAGTCTGAGGTTTCATCCAGTCGGAGATATCGTTGGGTGGAATCCAACACAGGCATTAGAATGTTCCACGCATCGTGATGACCACGGGAAAGTTCATCAAGAAGAATGATGGAATTTGGGGTTTGGATAGCCGTCACGAATTGTGAAGGATTGAACACCGTTCCTTGGTCTTTCTTGTATGTGGTATTTCCAATCAATGTGGCCCTGGCGTCTTGTGTGGAACCTAGATTGAAATAAAAGAATGGGCGATTTAATGCCTTGGCTAGACATTGTGCAGACTTGGTTTTACCACAACGAGATGGACCAACTAAGAGAGCGTTTCTTCCTCTTAAGGCTGCCCAAATCAATCCCTTCCATTTCACAGAATCGATTATTAAATCTTTGGGAATCAAAGTTGAACAAGTTGACAGCATTTCCGTTACATCTACGTTTGACATACTTTTTGTGAGTTTCATTGGTATAGTGTCTCACACTTTTTATACACAGTCAAGTAAATAATAAAACGTGTTGATTTTCAACGTTTTATAATGGCAGAAACGGTTAGACTGTTGGAGATTCCGGTTTTTCAGAAGATTGCCGTGGAGATTGAACAAATGGATTTGGAATTTCGTGTGCGTCAATAGTATCATTTTCATACACGCCAATTCTTTCAAGAATCAATTCCAACTTTTCATAATTCATGAATTCAGAAAATCTAATTTGTAAACCTTCATTGTTATTGGCATTCTTTACTTTTCTTACAAAAACAACAGGAAAAGGTCGAGACACAGAAAAATAAATATCTTCAACAATATCAATATCTTCAACAATATAATGACGTTGATATCCTTGTGTATTTGGATTCCATTTAAATCCCCATAATTCTAATGAATCTAAATGAAGTTGTTCAGTAACTTGTTGTCCATCGACTATAGGAGGAACAGGAGCCTTCATTTTAGTGAATCCCATATTCTTTAAAGCATCCAATTGGTCAGGAGTAAATGCATTAACATTGGATTCCAATAGTTCTTGGACCACTTCCTTTATTAATTTTTTGAATTCTGATTTTTTCATATTATCTGCTTCCCAAAGTATTCCCTGTTGCAGCGGCCCAGCTAGTTATCTTTTCATTCCACTTTTGCCATCTAGCAGAGGAATATCCTTTTTTGTATCCCTCTTTAAAGTCATTGTCGGTTTTGTTTATATCAGTTTTTTCTTTGTCGAAATAATTACTCATTCCCAATCTATATCCTAAAATATATTGATGTGATTTTCCTGATACGTCCGACTTAACACTTTCGGATACTATGGATTTTAAGTCTGATCGTTTCATTTAAGCTTTGAACTTCGGTGTTTTTTTATCCTTAACAATCAATTTCTTATCGTTCTTATGTTTAGGCGGTTTAACTTTGTTATCCTTGTCGGTGAAGTCTCTTAAACGTTTTAATTTATCAACCTCCACGCTTTTCATTGGTTGGTTTGGCTGGTCGTCGTCTTCCTCGACATCCTTTTTGTTGTAATCCTTTTCATCGTTCTTTGTATCGCCTACTTCTTTTCTTTTGGGTTTATCGTGTTGAGGAAGATCTCCTTTGTCTGATTGATCCTTCAAATGTCCCATTGCTTTTGCTTTGGCCGAATCAACCTTAGTATCTTCGACATCTTTGAAGTTAGCTTTTACAAATGCCTTTACTTGGTCCCAGTTCAATGCGATAGCACGAATTCTGTCATCAAGATTCACCATCGCTTCAATATCAAACAGATTCTCGCATGTCTGAGAAATACGAACACGGAAAAGAGCCTTTGCATCTACGTTTAAATCGTTGTGGTCATCCCAATACACCAAGAAATCTTTGTTTATTTCATTGACAATTTTACTTAATTCCTGTTCAAGCTGTAATCTGGTTAAACCCAATCGTTGATTTCCATCTTTGGAGTATTGTTTGTCTATTGTTTCTTTTTCTTCTTTGTTTAGTTCGGGAGTTGGAACACTCATTACTTCCGTCAATACCTTACTTACAATCTTTCGCAGAGACTCTTTCAATTGATTTTTCTGTGCAGATTTTTTCTCAAGGCGGACTTCATTCAAAGTCACTCTTATTAAATTTTTAAGTGTTTGTTTATTCATTTTTTTATTCTCCTGAAATCTATCTCTCGGTTCATATTGAGTGGGGTCAATTGGTTTTTGTATGGTTTCAATTCCTGGTTTTAAATGTTTAGCAACATCATAGACATTCACACCTACTTCGGTTTTGTCATACATTGGACCCTTAATGGATTCTCCTGTGTTCGAGTCGATGTATCGAACAACTTGGTCTAAATTTTTAGCGTGTTTTTTATATTTTTCGGCTGCTTCCTCAAAAGAATTGACTTTCAATTTCTTCCATTCGACTGCAAATATTTTTCGTTCAACTTTTTCAAGAATGTGTAATTTAGCCGAACTAAAGCTCGAAGCTCCACTTGGCTGCACCCTAACTTGTCTATCTATAATCAAAACATTATCGTTCATATTGTTATAAATATTGATAACTTCAACTAAAAAACATATTTTCGGTCTTATTATCCACTCGAATTTCCTCTATTTCTTCTTTATATACAGTATTCTTTGGATATGATTGAAATGGGTGTTTTAGATTATTTAAAATATTCTTCTTTTTTATCTTATTCCCCAACAAATAGACGTATCTATGTTTGGTGGATTCTTTTTTCCTCCAAAACGTCTTTCCTATCGTTTTCTTTAAATGTTCTATATTATGTGACCCAAATGTTGAGAATGCTGTTCTTGAGTGCATCCATTTATAATTCGGTGGTCCTGATAATGATATGGAGAAGTTAGGCATAAGGGCTAACGACGAATTACCCTGATAATAAAAGCCAGACGCTTGGTAGATGATTCCCCTGTGACCTTGTTCATTATCCGCGTAACTTATGACGGCTTTGATTTTGGTCATGTCTCTTTTTAACAAAGATAGGGTATTCGATATACAATAACTTTCTATATTTCTTCCGTATCCGTCGTGAATAAACAAACGAGTAAGTTCTGTACATTCATTTATTTTAATTAGGGGAGATATTGATTCTGCTGCGCTTCTTCCTACAGGACCACCATAAATCACTGCACCAATGAGTTTCACGGGTTTACAATCAAAAAATTCAGAAACATCTTCGGTATGATAATATATTCCGTAAGCTACATCACATAACGTCCATTTATGACTGTAATGATATTTTTCTATTAATTCTCTAGCGGAAGACTTATCAATGGATTGTATAACAATCTTTGATGTATCTGTGTAACTTTCTTTTTCTTCGGATATAACCATGTATCTACATTACACCAACCGTTCTAATTTCAACATATTTTTTAGTTCCGATTCGTTTTTATATACCATCAATTTTATATCAGGTTGCATACCATGAAGATAATTTTTTAGAAATGTGGCTAATGATACAGAACCGTTTTGATGAATGAATCCAATTTTGTGTTTTTTAATCTTACCAAGATTTACATCTAATAATAGATTTTTGTAATCGGTGTAAGTTTTCATTACACAGTTATCGAAATTACCCACGTTTTTTACGGTATCTATATCTTCATCAACAATGAATACATGTGGTTTGGAGTTTTTCATAATTTCTTACTTATTTTCTAATTCATCTATTCGATGATTTTTTCTTGTTAATTCTTCTTGATAATTTTCTATAGTATTCTTCATCAAGACGGATTCTTCCTTTAATCGTGTTAACAACTCTTCATTGTGTTCCAACTCAATCTTTAAGGCGTCGTTTTCCTTTTTGATTTTATCCGAGTCGGAGTGACATTTATCGAGTTCTCCCCAAATGTGTTCTCTCATTTCTGATTCTGCTTTAGTCACTGCCTCTATGGCCTTTACCTGCATATCAGTCATTAATTTTGTTTGTTGAAGTCTCACTCGGCGGTTGGCAACCGCGTATGTCAAAACCAATGTTACCAGTGGTGGTAATAGTATTGTCAATAATTCCAACATAAAAAATCCCCAGTCATGCCCGTTTTTTATAAATATAATGGAATTATTCTAAAATCAAATGAGTTTAACTTTTAGTAATCAATTGACATGAATCATTATTACAAAACCGTTCGACATCTGCTTCTTCGTGTTTTATTCCACGGAATTTAACGTGTTTTATCTTAGCAGACATTTTTTCATATTCTTCACGGGTAATAGTCTCATAAGGCATCTGTTTATAGGCACCACCCTTTTCGAGTATTGGTAGAAACGATATTCCTTTGAGTTGATACTGATAGAAATTTAATACATGTTGGATTTGGTCTGCTTCATCCTTACGGAATGATATAGTGCAAGAAACTTGATTGTCTGCCCAATATCTCTGTAAAAATGCTGCCAAAGCCGCCTGTTCCCAAATACTTACACTTTTTACAGGTCGCAATTTATCTCCTACATTAACAGGAATTTCTACAACAACCGTAGTGTCTTCGGAACCGTAACACGGTTCAATGTGATAACCAGCTTCTTTAAGGGGAGCAATCAAATCACTGTATTTAGAAAGTCTCATACGTCGTATATAGCATACGTTTTCAGGAAAGTGAACTCCGGGAGTTGCTCCAGCAACCAAACTTACGGTTCCACTTGGTTTAATGGAAGTCTTCTTAATGCTTTTTGGTATAGCCAACCAGTCAGAATAAACTTCGTCGTAGTATTCAATCTTCTTGTATCCAGTTTCACACCACGTTTTGAATTCATCAATTCCTCTATTGGATAAGAATTGAACTATTCCACTCATGCTGCATCCGATTCTTCTATTTCTTAACATGACTCGATTCGTTTCAGGCCAATGCGTTTGTCCGAGTGTAACCGTCTTAGCATACAAGTAAGCATATTTCAAGGTAATCATGTAGTCTTCTATACTTTCGTGATTATTAGGAAATGTTTCAACCAAGCAACATAATTCGTAAGATTCCAAACTTTGTTCAAGACATGGATTCCCTCCTTCAACTCTATGGTCTTTGTGATCTTTCCCGTTATTCATACGGGAATATCCTTTCATATTCTCCAACCATGCATATCCAGGTTCTCCGTTTATTTTTGTTCTTTCGGAAGCATTGGCATAATCCATTCCCAATTCACAAAAAATGGAATTGTTAGATGTCCATCCATATTCTTCTCGTTGTGGGTTCTTTTTATAATTCTTTAAGTCAAGATATTCGTCGGAGTTATAATCACCAAATACAATTTCTGCTGTTCTACGAACGTTTCCTGCAACTACACACTTTCCAATCAAATTCATTGTATCTACAATTGTTGTGATTGTAATTGGTTGTCCAACATTTTTTTCAAACACTAAACGTAAACTATCGTGAAGGTCTATTAGAGGTTGTGGACCGGATGAAACACCACCAAATCCTTTGATTGGTTTTCCGGCTTCTCGAATCAAAGAATAATCAAAATAAACTTCTTTTGTCTCAAGAAGATATGATTCTATCAACGATTTCGTAGATTCTACCCAACCTTCTCTTGTGTCAGCAATTTTATAAATATGTTCTTGACATAAAGTTGGTTTTCCTACTTTTATTTTTCCTGCACCACGTATATCAAATCCTACACCGACGCCTAACATTGACATATCCATCAAAAAACAAAATGATTTAGATACATCCTCTTTTATTGTTGATGTAGAAACGAATGCACAGTTATTTAACGCAGCATACAAATGTCTCTCTTCGGTGATTGGACTTCCCATAGCCCACAAACCTCTTCCGGGAGGAAGAAATTTCATATTGAACATTCTATCATACATCTCCTGTGCCGACTTCTGAGCTTTTATAGAATTCCATCCGAGTTTGTGTTGTTCTATCCAAGTCTTTTGCATGTTGAACGTGCCTTCTACGACACGTTGAACTGTTTCCCACCACTTTTCATTATCTCCATTTATTTTAATTCTTGAGTATGTTCTTAGATAAACCAATTCTCCTAATCCATTAAATCCAAAGGGAGGTTTCTGTCTTTTATACTTTTCGAGGAATGCGTCGGTTAGCCTAAATTTATCCATATTCTTTAATTCGTTCTTGCTTTATTTTCTAATAATTATGATTATATATTCAATTACTTTAATAAATCACAAATTGAACAGAAATTTATTTTTGCGTTTACTTTTTTTTCAAAGTACTATCAATTGAAATCCTTATCGTCTGGAATTTCTCTTTCATCCAATGCTTTGTTTTTCTTTACTTTATTCCAATTATCTCGGAGAATATTTTTGGTGGTATCTTCAGCGCTGCTCATTTTTTGTTGAACCTCAATTCCCTCTCTGGTAGATGGGTCAAATACTTGAATGTTTCCATTCGACGAATCGAAAAAGGTTGGAAACGTTATTCCATCGGCACCGAAACGGTTTTTCATAACATGAATTCTAGCAGTAGATGCTGCTTTGTCTTCCATCTTTCTTGATAATGAAAGAATAAAATCTCCCGTCATAATTTTTCTATAAGAATCAGCAACGTTATGTGCTTGGATTACTTCTTCTTCGTGGGAAGAACGATTTGATTGTGATGCTGTCCATATTGGAATTTGTAATTCTCCGGCTACCGTTCTTAATTCTTCATATACACTTCCTGCTTCGGAATAAGAATTGGAATTCTTTTCGGCTGTCATTGGTCGTAACAAATCGGCGTAATCTACCACCATCATATCAATTTTTTTACCGGTTAACATCTGAATTCTTTCCGCGTGAGTTTTTAAATTATGTGGGGCAATAGTCTTGATGGGGAAATATTTAATGAATAGTCTTCCGGGAATATCCGATATTTTCTTTTTGACTATCTCAACATTTTGACGAATTGATTGGAAATCGATTCCTGTGAAACAGGCATCATATCTAAGTCCTACATAGTTTTCATTTAATTCCAATGTAAAGTGTGCCACATTTTTTCCACGTTTCATGGCTTCAGCACCTAACCTTGCCAATAACCATGATTTACCGGAACCAGCAGGGGCAACAATAAATCCCAATTCTCCTTTTGCTAATCCACCGTCACAAATTTGGTCAATGATTTCCCATCCTGTAGGTATGGTTTCTCTTGCCATCTCACTCATTCTTTTCTCAATATCTTCAGTATAATCATGACCCAAATTTCGTTCGCTTCCAGCCTTTAATGCATCATCTACAACGTTCTTGATGCTATCATATTGACCTTGTTTTAAATAGTCAACCGATTCCATAATAGCATTCTTGAGCTTTTGATTCCTACAAAATTCCAAGAACTGTTCCTTAACGAATTTCAAATCCGTGTCGTTCATTTTTGTATATACCAATCTTAATTGATCTATCACCGATCTTTTTAAGACTTCATTTTCTATATTGTCTGATTTGATTTTGAATACGTTCAAGGTTGGAAGGTCTTTGTAGTGAATGAAGTATTCCTTTGTAGTTTCTACAACCCATTTGTTTGCATCTGTTTCCCAGTATTCTACACTGAGAATGTCATATATTCGTTCAAGAAACAATTTATCCGATATCAATGCTGATACACACTTTGTTTGAAACTCTTGTCCGAATTTTTTTAGATTGTCTATTTCCGTCATAATGTAATTCCTCTTTTTTAATCGTTATGTACTTTATCATTCATATCTTAAGTGTAAACTTAAAATATCGGAAGATAGTATGTGAACGTTTTTTGTTGTTTAATTAGATTGTACATAATTTTTATACTACTGTCTTAGTATTTTTATTTTGATTTTCATTTGTTACGCGATACTTATAAATTGAAATCGCCTGTAGGGGCGCTCAACAATCAAAAAGAAAGAGATAAGAAAGTATGAACAAGCCAGACATTAATATTCTAGTCAACAACAATCGTTGCAAATTCTATTACCACGAAGGAAAAACTTACGTGGAAGCAAAACAGGGTTCGGAATACACCATCGAAATAAAGAACAATCAATATGGCCGTGTCGAAGCCGTTTGTTCTGTTGACGGTCTTTCCGTATTAACAGGAAAAACAGCCGGAGAAAATGATACGGGTTATGTAGTTGATGGATATCATCCATTGAAGATCGAAGGATTCAGACATTCCAAAGATGCGGTAGGAGCTTTCAAGTTTGAATTGAAGGATAATTCGTATGCTGCTGAAAAAGGTAAAAAATCCAAAAGAAATTGTGGTGTGATTGGAATAAGACTTTTTTCTGAAAAAGAAAAGCCTATAAATTTACCTCCAATTTGGATACACGACCATACTAAATCTAATCTTTGTCCGTCTATCACTCCATATTGGGGAGATTGGGCAACAATCACCTGTAAAGGAATGAGTAATCAAACATTTACTTCCGGATTGATGTCTAAAAATTTATCATTCGATGGCAATGCCGGCGTGAACCCCCCAGCGAATTTTTGTAATTCTGTTCCTTCATCAGAAAACTCCATTCTTCGTTCTATTAATACCGAAAAGAAAGAAAAAGGATTTGATATGGGAACTGCTTGGGGGTCTAACAAGGAGAGTAAAGTCATTACAGTTTCTTTTGACCGGGGTTCTTTGGAGTTCGAAATGGATATCTATTACGCCAGTCGTGAATCGTTGATTGAGATGGGAGTTCCTATTCAAAATCAAACAAAGGTCAACTTTCCTAACAGTTTTCCGAATGGATTTGCTCAACCACCTAAGAATTGGAAGAAGTAATTAGTTGAGATAGGGAGTCGAAAGGATTTGACTCCTTATTCATCCGAATACATAGGATTCCAGTCTCCATCATCCTTTTTCTGATAACCAATAATACGTTTTGGTATTTTACTGACTTCTTTTTTCTCTATCTTCTTTTCCTGACTCTTTTCGTATTGTTCAATTCTGGACTTACCTTTGCGACTGGCTGCTTTTTTATTTTCTGTATTCTTTTTCATTCTTTGATATATCCATCCAATTTAGTGAAACACTCTCCTATCCATGTTTGGTAGTTAGGAATGTTATTCCACAGTTTATCTTCTGTTACGAGTTTTGAAAACTCAAATCTGTTTAATTTAGTTATGGGATTGTCTAATGAATCTTTGACGTGCAACTGAGCAAACGTTTGTAGTTGTGTATTGTGCAATTGCATCAACTCGTAATTTCTTTCGACTCCGTTTTTATCGTTCAAGATATTTTCATATATCTTCCAATCATTTTCTGCCTTCTCACATAACACAAATAAATCCACAGGCAAAAGAGTTTTCCCTTCCCTTAATTCAGGAAACGCTTTAAGTAATGTTTTTAATCCACATCCTTTGATGCCAGGAATATTATCCGACACATCTCCATCCAATGCTCTATAGAGAGTAAAGTTATTCGAGTGTATTCCGTATTCATTAATAACCTCGGACGGGCCGTATAGTTTTTTCTTTGTTGGACTCCATACCGATATTCTTTCTGTAACCAATTGTAAAAAGTCTTTGTCCGATGACATTATACAAATATCCCATTCCTTGAAATGATCCGTCGCACAGTATGCGATTGTATCGTCTGCTTCTACGTTATCCAAAGATAACATGTTTACAGGAATATTTTGAAGGTATTCTACTGTTCTTTGTAATTGTTTCTTGAGGTTTCTATCTTCGTCATTTAAACCGTCGTCGTCATTAGCATAAGCACGATTGAGACGAATCTTTGTTTTTCTTCTTTGTTTGTAGTCTGGAAAGATTTTTCTTCGTTTTAGAGAACCACCGGGGCCGTCAAATATAACCACACATCTGTCTGGTTTGCACATTTTGATAGCATACCCCATACTCTTCAAAAATCCTGAAATGCCTCCTGTGTGCAATCCATCTTCGTTCATGGATGGAATGGCTGCAAAACAACGGAGGAAGGTGTTGTATCCATCTACTAACAACACCTTCCTCCGTGTAGAATTACTTAATCCATTTTTATCGACTTGAGTTTTTGCTTCCTTCAGATTTTCCCAAATTGAGAACAACTTACTCTTGTCATTTGTGTCCATATTATTCATCTGAAACTGACTTACCTAATTCAGCGTCCTCATCATCGGTAACAACAATATCTTCATCTATTTTGCTGTTTGGATCACGATATGTCATTACATATTGATTACAAATTGAATTATAGACTAATTGTTTGAATGCTGTGTCGGTGTTTACCCTTTCAACGAATTCTCTAGCTGATAGCCTGAATTTTTCTTCGCCTAAAGTCATATCATACGCTCCTTTGGAGGATGTTGCTATTCCTTTTGCTTTTAAGAAATCCAACCAACTAGCTAAGTCTTGAACTCCGGAATCGAAGAAGATGTCGAATTCAGCAACCCTTTGTGGAGGGCCCATGCGATTCTTTACGACTTGGGCTTTACATTTGTTTCCAACTACATCGTCGCCCTTTTTAATCTTACCTGTGGAACTAAGTCGAACACGAACTGAACAGTGATAAGCTAGGGATTTACCTCCACTCACGACGTATTTATCTCCAAACGCCATGGCGTTCATGTTCATACGGAGTTGATTGGTGAATACGATTAATACTCGTTGTTTACCTATGAGACTTGTTATCTTTCTCATGGCTTTTGATATAATGATTGACTTAGATGTATTATATCCGTCCTTACCGTGTTCGGCTTCCATTTCGGTGTCACAACTCGCGGCAGCAACAGAATCAACAACAATGGTCAATAACCTATCACTGTTGGCTTTTCTAATGGTTCCAATGATGTGTTCCATGTAAGAGAATATTTCTTCTACCGTGGTTAATGGAACATAAGCACATTTTGAAAGGTCAACTCCTACAGCCTTCCAGAAATCTGGAGCGGCAGCAGTTTCAGTATCAATGAATACTCCTATTCCGCCTTTCTTTTGAGTGTTAGCTATAATATGCGCAGCTAGAAGCGATTTTCCTGAACCTTCTAATCCATTTAATTCGACCATTCTTCCGACAGGCAATCCGCCATCCGGACGATTTGAAATGGCTAAATCCAAAAGGGTTGAGCCTGTTGAAATCCAGTCTGTAATAACCGATGGGTCTTCTTGGTCATCTAAGAAGAAGGCAACTTTACCTCCTTCTTTGTTAAGTTTGTTCATCGAATTTACCAACAATTCCGTGAGTTCGTCTCTTTTTTGAGGGTTCTCTTGTAAATTTTTCTTTTTCATAAATTATTCTTTCAATTATATACAGAAATAGTACACCTCTCGATGTACTATTTCAATATATTTTATTTTATGAATTAAACAAATTGTCGAACACTTTGGTAAAGTCGTTGACACTCGTTTTCACGCCTGCGGCAGCTGCCGAGGGTGACGTTGGTGACGTTGGTGCTGGTGTGTATGTTACTTTGGTTACGGCCTTAGCTGCAACCGCTGGATCGCCAATTGGTGGAGTGACTTCAACTGCTACAACAACTTCTGGTTCGAGCAGGGGGTCGAAAGCCGCGACTTGTTCGGCTGTAGTTACTACGGTAGGTTCGACAACTTGAGGTTCGTTGTCAGAAGGATTGGAATCACCGTCTTTCTTTGCTAGATATTGTTCGAGATTGTTTTTCAAATCTTCATAGGAAGCAACTTCATAGACTTCAAGGATATTAGCTTGTTTTTGAGTAATGAGTTCCATCAATTCCTTTGCCTTTGGATGCTTTGGGTCAATGACTGGGCATGGGCGGGGCTTTGGAAGAATAGACGTATCTGGATATTGTTTTCCTGCAACTTCTTTACATTCTACAGTGAAATCGAATCCGCTGTTTAAGTCAGAAACATCACCGTAATCAGGGTCGGCCATGATTCCAAGTAATGCTTTATATACTGTTTGACCGAATCCCCAAAAACGTACTCCCTTTTCTTCTTCACCACGAACGATGATAGGCACATAGGTACGAAGTTTTGGTTCAAGACTGCGGCCTAATCTCCATTGGTCTTTATCACCAGACTTTTTAAGATGTTCTGATAATTCAAGAACGGGATCAGGACGGTTAAATGTAGAAGGACTTAAGAAAGTCTTGTTATTTAAACCGTAATGAAATTTTAATTCAAAGAACGGATTCTCTGGTTGATGTTGTGAAGGAACAATTCGGATTATGAATTTTCCCTTATCTTTTTCAGGCTTCCAAATGAAGGCTTTAGTTTTTTGGGATTTGGAATCTTTTTTGTCGAGGGATTGGAGACGGGCTTTAATTGCGGATAGGTCTATAGGCATAGTGTTATTAAGTGTTTAAGTTTTTAATTAGTAATTCAATAATTAACTCCTCGTTAAATCTTGATTTATTACTAATACATATAAACACTACCGCCTGTACACCAAATAATCAATTTAAAATAACATGAATTTTAAGTGGGATTATTCTAATAGAAATTTCTCCAGTCAATATCAGTGAGTTCTTATACAGTTCCCAATCGACTGCATATTTATTGTCGAACACTCCACCGTTTTCGTCTTGGATTAAACGATTCATAGCATTCAAAGTATAAAGAGTATTAGTTAGTTTCTTTCTGTGGATGCCTATCGTATTTTTGAATCTGTTTTTAGAATTATCCTCTGTAGATATGATGTTGTATGTAACGAACATTTCTTTTGGGTTCTTTTCATTAGAAAAAACGAAGAATTTGCTGTTATCAAAAACTTTGTAGAAGTTTTTTATTTCATCGGTGGTTTTTTCAAATGACGTGGGCGTGGAAAACGTACATAACAATTGTCTCTTATCATTCATAGAAATTAATCCTTGGATTTTCTCTTTTCGGATAACAATTCCAGAATATATTTTGGTCCGTTATTTTCTACCCACAAAGATACTTCTTGTAATAGTGAAGAATCTGATTGAAGGATGTTTTTTATTGCGATTGCATCTAAATATTTTTCTTGTGAAGACTTTGGTTCTGGTTCAGGCAATTCCGTTGGCTCTTTTACTGGTTCCGCAGGAACCTCTGGAGAGGGAGAAGATTGTGGAGCAGCGGCAGTCGTTGGTGTAGCAGTCGCAGGAGGTTGTTCGGTAGATGGTGCTGCAGCAGAAAGAGGCAATGAAGTTTTATTGTCTTCTGGTTTACTATCGACAGCCGCAGGTGCAGATGCTGTATCAGATTTAGGGGCATCAGGGTCAGTGAATAAGTTATTTTGTGTTGCCGGCTTCTTTTCAAAATGTGTTCCTCTTTGTATGGCACGTTGTTTATATTCCGGCGTAGGAAATGTCACCAATATACCATTTTTATTGTATGCCTGTCTTTCTGGATGTTTTCCTTCTACTACTCTATTACAAAAATCTACGGCTTCATCGACAGGAATTCCTCTATTGATAAGATGATCCCTTAAGGCATCCATGTGGTCAACATTTGAAATCTCGAATATTCCATCTTTGACTCGTGGATCGATACTTACACTATTTATGATTCTTTCTATAATACTCATATAACTGATTATGGTTCAGCGTATATGTATAAATATTTAAGAAATTATCAAACAATTATAATTGTATTTGTTGTAAGTCATTATAAGAATCACCTACATACATTTTTATAGGAAATCTATCACCCATCTTCATAATAGATACGATGTCGTTCAGTGTTTGTATGCCATCCTTCTTAGAAAAATCGAATAAAATAGAATCGTAGGTATATAAGACTGGCTTGGTTTCTTTATCCGACACATATCTGTTAATTTCTTTTAACGATGTCATCGATATCTCCGTCTCTGTGGCCTGAAGAATATAATTAAACAACTTGTTTGGGTTGGGATCCAATATGTGTTCTTTTGTTATTCTCCGTTTAAATATGGGAGTCAAAACATACCCATTCTCTCGAAAGAATTTCCATGAATTATTTATAAAATCCTTCAAATGAACTAAGTATTTGATGTTGGAGTATTTTTCTTCCACCCCCCCGTAAAGTTGTTTAAAAGTAAGTTTTTTAGACTCGTCTATATCAAAGTCAGAAAGTTCTTCTCTTTTGAAATAGAGTTCTCCGAGGTATCTATAAATATCTATATTTGATGGTAAATCAAATTGGGTTAAATGACAAATAATTCTGGGATGAAAAGCAGAATAATCTATCAATATCATCTTACCGTCTTTTTTGAATCGAGATGTGAAGCACGAACGAACTCCGTTTTCTTTGTTCAATGCTGCATAATTTACACTTTGAAATCTGTTACTTGGTCTTCCTGTAGATGTATAAATGTTATACTGACTATAAACTAAATTGTTTTCATATATGTCAGCTTTTTCATGAAATCTACGGAAACAATTTTCATTGACATAAATTCCATTTTTTTCGATTTCCGAAAGTGTTTCTATTATGATAGAATTCTCTTTTATGTATCCTTCATCTCTAATACAATATGGAATAGTTTCAAAAAATACATCACACATTTTCTCAAATGTTTCTTGATGTTTTAATATTGGAATACAATTATTAATTTTTGTTTCTCCTATCGACCTTATGAATTTATGTGCGGTGGTGTGATACACTTCTTCTTCGATTATTAAGTTCTTTCCTAAAAAGGTTAGAAGATTTATATCATTTACATTATCAACCGGAAACGATTGCATCGTTGATTTTTTATCAAAAGCCCACTTAGATCCGGTTTGTAGATTTATGTCTTGATTTACTTTTTCTAAAGTCACAACTTGTTTTACGTCAGGATGTGAGAACGAAATAATGTAAGTCTTTTTTGTGTTTACATCCTTGATTAAAACCGAACTGGGAATTCTTTTAACTGAATGGACATACGGATCAACAGGAATAACATGAATTATAATTCCATGATTTTCTATCTCTTTGAGAAATGAATTGTAAATTTCAACCGATTCTATCATTCACTGTACCTTAAGTAGTTATCAGCAAATGTCAATCTTTATTATCGTTAAAATATACGAGATTTTATGTATTTTGTTAGAGGTAGTAGTCCCGCTTGAATGGTTGTCTCCCATTCTCCTGATTCAACACTGTGTGCGACGTTTACTATTCTAAATATGACGTTATTAGAACTATATGGAGCCGGCAGATTTTTCAAAAGAAAGTATTGAAAGGTTCTTACTCCACCAATTCCTTGTATAGTCAATTCAAGTGTTATTCCTGGTTGAACACCACAATATCTTTGATTCTTTTCTTCGTTTCCGTCTTCAAACGTTGCTCTTAATAATTTCTGTTGGCCTGAGGGCAACACGAGTTTTATGATTTCTCCATTTGATAGAGTCATCTGTAGAGTGTCGGTACTATTATCATTGATCGTATGTAATCCCCTAATTATTTCTCTCATTTGTTCTTTTGCTCTTACTTGGTCGGTATCTGTTGCACTTTTTTTAGGGTCCAAATCTTGCACATTAATCAAATCCTTAAATTGATAATTTAACAAATCCCCTTGATCTGTTAACTTGGTTTGTGACTGTGCATTGTTGGCGGTTCCATAAATTGCTCTCGTAGCCTGAGCATCTGATAATTGGGGTCTGAATTTTAAACCTTTGATTATACTATCGGCCTCATAATAAGTAAATGTACACACCTTGTTTTCTGATTGTTTATTATTTAAATTTATGTAGTTTCTATCGATTATGGTTAAGGTTCCCTCTGCTTCCACGAAAGCTAAATCCCAAAATCCGTCGGTGGATTTCATTAACAAGTCAAGGATCTTTAAATATATGTCTTGATATGTCTTTACTTCTTCCGAATCTATGATTTCTTTGAATGATTTGAAACTGATGTAGATATTTGACAAAAGACCTGAGAAGTCTTTTTCAATTACTTTGGTATCAAATAACCGTCTTTCTGTTTGGGATGGAAAACTATAAGAACGATTTCTATCATCCTCGTTTCCGCTTGTTCCACCAAATACATAACGATTGATATTTATGACTCTATCTAAATTCATTCTAAAACATTTATTCTCTGTTGTTTGATAATAGACTTGTCTAACCTTTTCATCTGCTGAAGATAAATTAGATGACGCGGCATCTCTAGTTCTTTGATATTGAGTATAGTATTCATTATTGGTGTTTTGATTTCTGCTCTTATCATTACCACTGTATTTTATTAATCCTTGTGTACCTATATGATATTTTGGTGCCTGATAATTTGGTAACAATACATTGGGATCGCATGATATCATGTTTGGATGTGCGCCTATGACCGATGTATCGATATCTACTTTGAATTGTGGTCTGTTTTTGGAGCCTGGAAGAAACGAGAAATAATTCAATATATCCACTATTAATCCCATGTTAATCCACAATCTGCCTATATCCTTATTTTCAGACGCGTCAAAATCATATTTCTGTGGGTCGCCCATTTCTCTTGCTTGAACACTCTTAAATTTAGAAAATTCGCCTTTTTCTCTTCCTGAGAATATACCCTTAATATAAGATGCCTTGGAATCCTTTAAAAATTTAATTTTCTCTTTCAATCTCTCTTTCTTCTCTTGTTCTGTTTCTCCCGGAAATGTAGAGAATAAAGTTAGGTCTTCTTTTTGTAATGATACTAAATCCAATAGAATTGATCTAAATGGTTCCTTGGATGGACCTGAATAGTTTTTTATGAAATTTTCTATGGCTGAAGTATCATTGGTATTCAATGTCTTTAATTGTTTAAAGTTGGTGAATAGACTTGCTTGTTTTTCATCGAGATTAACAAACGTTTTTATTCCTTGTAGTATTCCTGGACCCTCTTTATCATTTGGATTCGATGAATTGACTATCAAAGAACTGTTCTTTGCCAATCCAGCATAGAGTTTGTCCTTTGACGTTATTTCTGTGGTGCATATAATTTTGTTACCTTCTATCGTCCACGTAAAATTAGTTACAAGACCATAGATTACTTCATAATTACCCTTTGACAAAACAGTGTGTTTGTATAAGTTTGAGGAATCTTCCCAATGACGTTGCATTTCGTCTATGTCTTTTATGTTAACCAAAGAAATGGGATTGAAGTGATTCCATCCGAATTCTATCATCACAGTTATTCCAGGAACTAAAAAATATGGAGTAAGATATTCCAATTGAGCCGGAGAAAAACACACCCACTCAATTGTGGCCCGTCTCAACAATTCTTTTTGAACAGTTACTTCTAGCTTTGATATCGACGGAACTCCATTATGAATTACATGTTTACTATTAAGTAAATCCTGGTCTATCGTGTGTGGTGACCCGTTAGGTTGATATCCTATTATTTGTTTATATTTACTATCTGAACCATTTGGTGTGAATCCGTATGTATTGTCAAATCCTTGTCCGCCAAATAATACAAATCTTGGTTTGTTTATTCCTTTACTTGTGGGGCTGTTATTTCCGGCTCCATTGGAGCACGCTCGTATCCATGATACCATCGGACCTTTGTAACGTGACCAATCTCCGGTAGATTTATCCCATCCTCCAGCTTTATCATTTTGTATATACTGAAATCCACGATTTAATTTTCTTCTATTAAGTTCTTCTTGTACCTCGGAAGGTATATTGTGTGGGAGCCAAGGAATAAATGGTACAGGCATAACTTTATATTATTTTATTTAAATCGTGAAATTCTGTGATTATAGATGTTACATTGGATGGAACTCTTAACTGAAGTCCTGGTTCTACACTCAGTTTTCCTTTACCTAAGTTGTTTGATAGAGCAATTATCCACCATAAGGTAGGATCATTATAGAATTTAAATGCAAGATTGTCTAATGTGTCTCCATCATTGGATATTAGAATCACATCCGAGTCTTTGGCTGAAATTACTGGATATCTGGTTGTCTTATAAACCTTTTTCCCGTCAAACCTTCTATCTACCGGAGTTGATTCGTATCTTCTCATAACTTTATACTATTGATTTTGCTGCTTTTATTCCACTGGTAGTGGGTAATTTAGTAGGGTCAGAAGTGGTTTGTTGTGGAACAGCCGATTCACTTCCTGCAATAAGAAAGGATTGTTTAGTCTGTGCATCAATTTGTGAATCAATTCTACCCCTTAAATTTAGAGATGGATTCGTTTCACCATTATACTCCACCATATTCTTGTGGAATTCTGTTGGTTCAGGCAAGAACGGGGTGTTGTTAGATGAAATAAATACTCCCTCTGTGTAATCATCTGTGTGTGGAGCATGCCCAAAGTTGGAGTTACCAACGATAGCTCTTTCTTTTTCCAATACATCACACGTAATAGCTATTTCAACTTCTCTAGGGAGTTGAGCGTAGTTTTTTCCGATTATATTGGAACTTATTATTTTCTTTAAATAGTTCCAGTCTTCGGTTGGATTATTTAACTCGTTTAATGTTTCCCACGAAGCATCATCAGGTATATTGATTGTTATACTTTTGATGACTATGGGTTGGAATTTATACAAGTCACCTATAGTAAGCATGAACATAGGTGGCACCATAAATCTATCAAATGCTACTCCCCCTGAGTTTGTGTAGTTTGATGGTTTTACGCAGCCTGCCATATAATTGATTTTTCTCCACGTAGGAAGTAGTTCTTTTATGCTGCTTACTACTATGTTGAATGTGAATGATAACGTTCTGCTAAATCCGCTGTAGCTGTAAACTTGGTCGGCTCGTCCTATGAATCTCAATTCATCCCAAAATGCCGTACCACCTTCTGATATTCCCTTTACTGTAGCTCTGAATGGGATATATTTTTCGTTTACTATATCATAAAAATAAAATGCTATGATATCATCTTCATAGGGTTTCCATTCTTCCCACCCAGTAAAGTCATCTAATGGAATTTTTTCTGCTGACGAACCGTTGTTGATTAGTTTTCTGTCTTTTCCTATTATTGATATTCTGTTTATTCCATCCGACCTGTTGGTCGTAGAAAGTTTTTTACTTGATCTTGGTTGATGTGTATCCAATGTCTGTGTATTGTTCGAGTATTCGTTTAAATACTTTCCTCTTCCTATTGCATTATAACCCATCAATACAGGATCGGTTTGTGGAGCTGATAATGCTCTCGAACCAGGTTCGGTTTTTACTGAATACCCTGCTGTTTCTATGCCGTTTATTAACCTCTTTAAACTAGAATTGATTGTTTCTACTCCTATCGATTTAGGATTATCAAACTTTGTTTTCCAAAATGATTGGTTGTTTGCTGGAGCCTCACTCGTATAATTGGCATAGTTTACTAATACTTCTGAATTGGTAAATTCTCCTTCATTTGCAATTTTAACATAATCTCCATATTTGGTTTTTGTGTCGGTTATTTCGTATCCTGTGGGGCTGTTTATTACAGAGAATCCTTTTCTAATAAAAAGGTCTTTTCCTTTTAATCCTCCGTTAGCTAATAAATCAGTGATTGAAAACGTTCCTCCTGCTGCTGGTATAAACTTTTTTCTATTATTTACATTCGATCCTCTTGATGTAAACCAAGACTGAACTAAGTCAAATCTGTTAGAGGATATCATTAGTTCATAAGCTTTTTCATCCGGGCGTGTCTTGTAACTTGTGTTGATGAGATTTGTGCTTAGGAATAATGACTTCATCGAATTCTTTATAGATTCAATAAAACTTGGTATTCCTGTTGACGTTGTTGATTTGGCCCACTTTGTTTGTAAATTGTAATATGCTTTTCCAGCGTTTGGACTTCTAATTAATCCATGTCCTCCATCGGAGGATTCTTTAGGCAATGAGACTGCCCCTGGAGCGGTTAATGCTGCTGTATTGAATCCAAATGCCGAACCTATGGCTGCTGTGATTCCGTTTTGGATGTTTATGTGTCTTGCAACTCTCGGTAACAATCCTAAAGTAGCCGGTCGGCCAACAGAAAGCATCACAGAAAGAGGATTGTATAATCTTGTTTCTGGATAGGGATTCATTGTTTGTAATACTCCCTGTTTTATATAGAAAAGAACTCCGGCTGAAGAAATAGAAAATTTTCCAATTCTTACTAAGTCATCCAGCGTGTCTTTTATTGGAAACGCTTGGGATTCCAGTAGTTTAAATTTAGATGGCAACGAACCTATTGCTGGTCCGTCATCTCCTGGATATTTGTAAACGAATGGTTGTTTATTTGGTAAAAAATTCAATATCGAATCATAGTTTGTATAAGGAGAAAGTGTCCTATACAACTGTCGTTCATTGGATTTAAATAACAAACTTATTTTTCCTGGTACGGGTCTTGTAGGATAGTTAGGTGGAACACGCCTTAAGTTTGCAGGAAATCCTTGTAGGGGCCGTATCGCGTCAATTCTGTTATCGTTTGGCATAATTTCTTATTTATACAGTTCTTGGCGAATTGGTTCCATATCCATTTGTGAATCTTGTTGTTCTATCTGTTTGAGATGAAAGTAATTGAGAATCTATATATACATTTGCCATTATTCCTCCTGATGCTAAATCTTTTCTCATTGCACAAATTTCATCTTTGATTGCTTGTAAGGCTGAATTGGTTCCGGATTCTTTTTCTTGTTTGCCGGTCAATTTAGTTCCTGCAGTTTCAAATCCCACCGACAAATCATTTAGTTTGTCGAATTCCATTTTAGGTATAGAATTTATCGCTACTGCCAAATCCTTTAATGCTGATGTAAGGCTTAATACTTGTGATACCGTTTTTATTAAACTAAGAGTCTGTAGGTCTTTAAATCCCTGAACTATTACTTGGAATCCACTTGCAAAATTTTGTATAGCTTTGGACGCTATCCACATGGCAGCCGAAAATGGTATCAACGAGGCACCTAATAAAGCTATTGCTAGGGAGCCGGCAGCTATAAGTGGTAAAATAGGCCCCAATATTGCTGCGCCTATTGCTAACGCTGTTATACCAGCGGCAGCGATAAAGAACGTTTTCCAATTAACTCCATCCATCAATTTCATAGCAAATGCTAGTGGTATCAAAGAAGCACTCAATGCTAGGATGTTTATTACACCCCTTAATATAGATGGTGATGCCATTGCTCTTATTCCTGATGCTGTTCCTTTAAAGAATGCCCCTACACCTTTTCCTAACCCGGCTCCTATTCCACTAAAAAATTTCGACAAACCAAAGAATACAGCAGCTAATGCACCAGCACCAACTACTGCCGCTGCCAATCCTGCACCCCATCCGTAAGTGTGTTTATTGATGAATGATAGGGTATTTGCGATTGCACCTAAAACGTTATCTATTATAGGCAAAAATGACTCCGCAATTCTTTGGGTAAGGGCTTTCCAGGACTGTTGAATGGATTCTATTCGTGCGCTGTTATTCTTTATTGACAATATTTGTCTTTCACTTTGAGCTTCGTCTTTGACTCTTTGTGCGGTTGCTTTAGTTAGACTGTTATACGATTTTAATTGATTTCGAATACCCGCATCCGTAGAACGGTTCAATCTATCCATTTCTCTGTCTGCTTGCAACATTTTACCCAATTCGTCTGCTGATTTTCCTAATGCTGTAGCTATGGCTTTTTGTGTAATAGGATCACGTTCTTCAAAACTTGATTCCTTTGCTATTTTTAAAATTTCTTCATTCAATCCTTTTAAGTCTCTAGCAAATGATAAATCTCTTGCTTTTTGTAAATTCATGGATTTACCCATTAATACGCTTGCTTCCATTTCATCTCTAACCGAAGAAGTGAAATCAATTAGTTTTTCTGCGGAACTGGCAGCGGATGTTAATGAAGTTCCCAATCTTTTTGCTTCCACGGCAGCCTTTGTTATGGCTATGGGAGAACGAGACATAAAAGTGTAATGAGATTTTGTTGCATTAGCGACATCCTTCATTACTTCGTCTAAGTTGGTATCGGCGGCCTGAGATAATTTAGCAGCAAACAAAGCAACGTCGAGTTGTGACTCAGCTGTTGTTCCAGCAACGGATGCCATGGTTCTTAAAAATTCTGCTGACGTAGAGGCTGATATACCGAGTTGTTGAGACATTAAGGCCATGTCTATTTTCATTCTCTTGGTAGAAGATAGTGCTGTTCCAAAAGACTCGGCTATGGCTTTTACTGATTCATATACATGTTTGGCAGTCACTCCTACGGCCCCATACTCAAATTGAATACTTCTTGCATCGTCATCTATGCTCTTAGTAAACTCTCTGGTTATTCCCAAAGATTTTCTGAAATCTGCGGCAGCCTTATCAATTTCATTAAACGTATCAAGTATAAATTTAAATAATTTTACAGCTAAAACTATTCCGATTAACATTGGTCCACCTGAAGACCATAGTTCCGAGAGTTCTGATGTTATCTTCTTTACTCCGTTTATTCCCAATGATTCACTTACCAATTCTCCACTTCTTTGTTTATGGAGTTTTGCATATTCTTCTTGCATCCCCCTAATATGATCCTCTTGATTCATTAATTGATTAGTGAGTTCTTGTGATTTAGCAATATCAGTTGTTCCTAGATCTGAAATATCTTTACGAAGACTGCTTATTTTAACTAACCTAGCATGCATGTTTGCTTCCAATGCATTAATTTTTGATTGGGTGCTTAGTTGTGAACTCTGAACAGATTCTATTATTCTGTGATGTGCGCCGATGTCTTTTAAGAAACTCATGTGAAGTTCATACTCCGCGGCGGAGCTTTTTAAACTTTCGAGTACATCGCGGCTAGCGTCTGCGTAGTCTTTTAACGTATCTTTATCTATTCGGTCAGGCATAAATCACTTTGTATGATTATAAATATTGTCCAACTTGCTTATTTAAAGAGTTTTCTGTATAACTTTTTTGTTTCCTGTTTGATTCTTTGAATCTTCCGATTGGGATTTCTCCTTCTTCATCTGTTCTATTAGCCATTTTGTATAAAAATACCTCAAGGATATAGGCATAGTATATACTTCATCGTGGGTAAATGCACCGTTGGAGTGATATGCTAAGGATACTATATCAGAATGAATTCTGAGTTTATCTTCAGGTAGTAGCGTCAGGCCATAGAAAGGATGCTCCCATTGGGATGTCCATCCTCCTTTCAGTTTCACATTTTTCACAATGGAAATCAAAAGATAAGTCAATGTTTGGAATGACTTCTTTCATGTGTTGTCTTAAGGCTAGACTGTCTTTTGCTAATAGTCCCGTGTCAATAAATTTTCGAATTACACCTTGGTCGGAATTACCATCAACGGAAGTAATTATATATTTTAATCTAGTTGTTAACTCGCTGGAGGATTCTTTTGATACCTTTTTTAAATTTTTCAATTCTTGTTCAATCGAATTATCGTCTGTTTGATTGAGTAATTTAAATGTTATTTCTTTTCCACAACTAGGAAGTTTGAAACTTATTCTATTTTGTCCCCTTGTCATTCCTGACCAATTTACTTCCTTGTTTTTTATACTGTTAAGATCTATCACAAGTTTATTTTGTGTGGAACATCTCGAACATTCTACAGATATTGGATATCCATCTCCATAGGCCAACCTTCTCACTGCTATTAATATAGCATTTTTATCCTGAGTAAAGATGTCTTCGACTCTTACTGACTTATCAACTATTAGGGATTCGATAAGTTTATCAACTACAGTTCCTTTTTTAATAAGGTCTTGGTTGGCTAGGATGTCTTCTTCCCTAGCGGTCATTTGTTTTAACTCTATAACACCCGAAGCAAGTGGATTTCCTTCAACATAAAAAAATCCTTCGGTTGGTAAAGGAATATTTTCTGTTGGATATTTACTTTCTTCTTTTATTTGGGTCGATACAGGAATTCCACCTGGCCTACGTAACGGAATTATTTCATCGGTCATAAAATATTAATCTCTTCTTTGACTAATATATAGGAGGGGATGTATTTTTTTGATTATTATATTTGACCCGCGATCTTCTTGTTTAGGTCTTGACGTTGTTTTTCTAAATCAGGAATTTTATCTTTTCTCAAATTATCAACGTTTTTCTTCTGAAAAGTGAGTTCTTTTTTCTTGGAGTCCAAGTCTCTATCTACTTGTTTTTTTGATTTTTCTGCATCTATCTTTGCTTTCATTAAATCTTGCTCTGTATTTTGGCTGCTAAGATCAGTTGGAGTGACATCCCCTGCTGGCGTAGAAGAAACTGGAGGGGTGCCCATTAATTCTAATATACATTCTTTGATTAATGATTCAATATATTCTTTTGTAATAGACGGTTCTTTTGTTGGGAATTCTACATCTCTAGCAGAAAATTTATCAACAAGAAGTTTGAATAAACTAGCATCAAACCAACCAAATGCCCATTGAAAGAATTTTCTTTTATTGTCTTCGGATTGTGTGTTGGATCCTAATGCGTTTCTTACATCGGTTCCATTGATGTTTTTTCCATCTATTTTTACATCGTTAACAATGATGACGTATCCTCTTTTATCAGCCGTCTCCATGTTGTTTCTATTTGATTCATAAGGTTGATAATAGGCCAATGCACCCTTACGTGTGACCCATATTTCTTTTCCTTGTTTATCTAATTGTGTTCCACCTATCAATCTTTGTTTGTCTTTTTCTCCTAAAGCAAAAATTGCAGCCGCACCTGGAAATTTACTAATTACTTCTACGGGAGTGTATCCGTTTTTTACCTGAACAACGTGACTGGAAGGGATTCCGTGTTTTACTAAAATCATTTCTTTTTCTGCAAAAGATAATGGAGAGTCGGGGAGTTCTACTTTATTTGATGTTACAACAAATGTATCAATTCCAACTAACTGTTTTAGTTGTTTATAAACCTCTAAATGTCCTCGGTGGGGAGGTTGAAATCTTCCTGTATAGATGCCTATGGTTTTCATTATGCTACATAGTTAGTTACTTCATAACTTCCTGTGGGCATTCTGTAGATACTTACATGAAGGTATTTTCTTGTTGGTTTGCCCTTATATTGTAAGAGTTTATAGTGTGCATCTTTGTGTTGTTCGTAATTAATTCCCCCATACATATAAGGTCCACGAACACCGTGTCTGTCATTATCTGTAGGTTCGTTTTCTTTTGGGTCAACCATGATTCTATTTTTGTCAACGAAATCTTCAACCGAACTCAGAGCGTCACTTAGAGTTCTTTGGAATTTAAATAAGTTTGTGGTTTCATCTATACCAGCGTTCTTATTTGTATATTTTAAAAATTTTCCTCCAGCTATATCATTCCACACATTTCCTATTGGGTATGTAGAATTTTCGCCAACTAAATAAGTCTCATAATCGTTCAATGAAAATTGATCTTGAATGGCCAAAATTATTTGTCCAAAATTTGGGTCATTCGATTTTCTTAATTCTAATTCCAATGTCTTATACGCTTGGTTCATGTTGGAAGTCCAATGATTTGTTTCATTGACAGGATCTTTGGCCGGCTGCGGTTCAATCATTGCGTGACTGTATCCAAGATTTTCTCTGATTATGGATTTAATTATCTCCTTTAATTCAACCCTTGATAATCTTGATGGTAGCGATTTCATTTCTTTGTTCTTCATGTTACCATATAAATATACATCATTAAAATGAAAAACAAAAAACCCGGCGTTTCGGCCGGGCTTTCATTGTTGTTAACTGTGTAATGATATAAATACTAAAACTGAAGTATGGCGTAATCGTAACTGATTGTAGCCACCACCATAAGTGCGTCACCTGTGTTTGACCAATCTAAGGTTCCGAAATCTGTATTGGTAACGAAGGCGCCTTTGTAGGTCCACTCTTCTACTTTGTCACCAACCGGTCCTAATACATTGATTGTGATGTCTTTCTTATAAAAATCTTGATATCCATCACGGCCCGTGACAGATTCATGGCCCAAACGAATCCATTCCATTACTGCTTGTGCGGCTGAAGGAACGATTGGGTCGTAAAGTTCTAACGTTACTTCCTGCCAAATCGTCTTACCTTTATAGTAACGTTGAAGGTTGATGTGGTCTAAGGCTTTTCTTTCGCTTACGGGTTTTGGGCGGTCAACCTTTTTGATTACAAACGAAGCAATTCCATCAACATACATGATGAAACGATGTTGTGTTTTTGGTTCAAACGCTGTCCAAAATATCTCATTAGAATTTAGCAAGTCAGCCATAAAATTAGTCTTTCTTTAATGTTGTGTTGTTTATCACACTGTATAAATATTTGTTGACATAATAAATTGATTCTTTTTGAATACAATTCATAATTATCATCGACGTTCGAACCAATAGTTTAATGACATGAAAAAAGACCCTATTATAAAAACTTGTAACTTCTGTGAAAAAGAATACGAGATACCTCATAGAAAAAGAAGTATGGCTTCCACACGTCGGTTTTGTTCTAAGTCTTGTTCCAATAAAAGCCCTGATGTGATTGAAAAGATAAAACAGAAACAGTTGGAAACATATCAGGAAAAATACGGTGTTAGTCATCCCATGAAAACTAAGGAAGTTGTTTCTAAGTTCAAATCATCGATGAAGGAAAAATATGGAGTAGAACATGCTTTATGTTCTTCTGAGTTTTTAGAAAAATCACATGCCACAAAACTAAAAAAATATGGTGATGTTAATTTTAATAACGTCGAAAAAATGAAACAAACTTGTCTGAAGCTTTATGGTGTAGATAATATAAGAAAATCCAAGGATGTTGTTGATATGATAAACACGACTGTAATGGATAAACATTTTGATTATCTTATTAAGGTGTGTAAAGAATGTAATATCGCTCTTCTTTTTAATCGAAAAGAATACGTTGGGTATCATTTTACAAATTCATACAAGTTTAAGTGTGAAGTTTGTGATAATGAATTTTCTAATTCTGTATATCATCTTTCAAATTTGTATTGTAACAAATGTCATCCGGATAAACGTTTAAAATTGGAGGGATCGTTTTTTGAATTTTTGAAATTGATTGTTCCATCTAACATAGAAATTAAAAGAAGAGATAGGGCTATCTTGTATGGAAAGGAATTAGACTTTTTTATTCCATACAAAAAGATATCATTTGAAATTAATGGTCTTTACTGGCACAGTGAATGTTCAGGTAATATATCAAAAAACTACCATCTCAACAAGACTAAGAATTGTTTGTTTCACGGAATAAAGTTAATGCATATTTTTGAAAATGAGTGGATAGAAAAATCGGATATAGTAAAATCCATAATAAGATCAACACTGGGTTATCAATCCAATAGGATTTATGCGAGGGAATGTGTGGTGGGAGAAGTTTCCATAGTTGATAAGAATAAATTTCTCAATAACAATCATCTTCAAGGAGAAGACAAATCAACCATAAAGTTGGGTCTGTATAAAGATGATGAATTGATGTCAATCATGACCTTTAGAAGAACGTCCAGGTTTGACAAGGATGTAGAATGGGAGTTATCTAGGTTTTGTAATAAGTTAGAATATTCCATCGTCGGTGGAGCTAGTAAGTTGTTTTCTCACTTTGTTGAAAATCATCATCCAAAATCTATAGTTAGTTATAGCGACCGACGATATTTTAGCGGAGAAATTTATTCCATTCTTGGGTTTAATTTTATACACAATACTCCACCAAACTATCACTATGTAACAGATGGATATAAAGGGATAAAAAATAGGATGTCATTTCAAAAACACAAATTAAAAAACATATTACCTATTTTTGATGATGGTCTGTCGGAGTGGGAAAATATGAAAAAGAATGGATTCGATAGAATCTGGGATTGTGGACACTCTAAATGGATATTTAAATCTTAGAGTCAATAAATACTTCCAAGTGGTCACATACATATCCTTTGGTTAGACTCTTGGATTTATCTCCGAATTCACCGTTTTTTGAAGTCGTGGACATTCTGTGTAATTCTTTTCGTAAAGCGTCCCTATATGGGCCTGAATCGGTTTTTACCCACCATCCTTTTTTATCCAGTATGTTTTCTTCCTTTACATGTTCACCTAGATGGTGCCACAATGGTCCCTCGTATGTGAATTTCTTACGTGATGAATTGGTGTATAAAAACGTATCGTATTTTTCTTCCCACGACTTATCATCATCCGCATCTACATCCACGCCTTTTTTCGCTCTTTGAAAAGACCAAGGAGATCCTTCTTCTTTGTCTGTTAATTTTTTATAATCAGGATGTTGATTAGTTATTTTGTTTCCTTCTTTGTCTTTGACGTATTGTGTTCTTTGTCTCTGTCCTTTTCCTCTACTCTTCGGATCTGTGAATTCGCTTCCTCCTAACAGAAATTTTTCTATGTAAGGCCACACAAATGCGTAAATACCTTTTTTGGATGGAGGTTGATGGAATGTGGAATCTTCTTCTCTTCCTCCTTTATATCCTTTTTGCTTTGTTAAACTTAATCCACCGTAAGTTACAAACGTTAACTTTTTATCTTTAAATGGATTATGTTTTTCCTCTTTTATTCCTGTTTTTAATTTGAATGATGGACAGTGCATAGAATGTTTTAACGTATCCGATGAATCGATACTGCTTTTGTGTTTTTTAATGATTCTTCCTGTTTTGTTTTTTATCCAAATAGATGCTGATTGTTTAATTTCATCATCTGGATTACCCCACCAAAAAATGAAATCTGAATCCTCTCTCCATCTCCACCTGTCATCGTTTCTGTTATATCCAGGTACTTGAAAATGAGTCAAAACTTCGTCTGACGAATTTATTGCTTTAACGTTATAGTCATTATCCACGGTTCCTACCCATATTCGAGTTTTGTTTTCTTTATTTTCTTTCAGTGAAGCTTTTTTGTCATACAACTGATTAATTCCGTCTCTCAATTTTTTAAGTTGGCCAAATTGTCTCAATGACTTGAAAACTATATTTTCATTACTAAATTCTCCCTTGGAACTAAGCCCCACTTCTCGGTATGCAGTGATAGATTTCATTAATTCTTTAAGGTTTTCTAAGTCTTCTGACTCTAATGAGGATTTTATCTTGTGACAAATTTGGTGGTATTTTTTCTTTATTAATCCTCTATCGAGTTGTATGTTTTGTTTTTCTGGTTCTTTAACCCATTCATCAGTCAATACTGAATAGACTCCTATTGAACGATTGTTGTCGCCTAAATCTTGTATATAAACTTCTACATTATGACCCTTTATTCTTATCGATTCGTGTTCTGTGTTCCATCTGAATCCATAATTATTCATTATTTTTCTTACATATTCCGGATCAATTTTTTCCTTAGATATGTCAACGACTATATGAAGATCTATGTCGCTGGAGGGAGTCCAGTTGTAGTTTGCTGAAGAACCTAAAAATAGTATGTCCTCTATTCCTTGTTTTAAATCTGTGTTTTTATAGAAATCACTGGCTACACTTAACAAGCTTTTTCTTACTTCTGGTCTAAGTTTATTTTCATCATTCCAAAGATTTTTATCTAAACTTTTATTTACCACTCTCATTTTGGATTCTGCAATAGAACCTTTCATGTAATTGGCTTGAGCTATGCTTTTATAGTCTCCTTGTGCTTGTATTTTTTTTGCGTATGAATTTTTAATATTACTCTCTAATTCATCGTCAGTCATTCCTACACTTTGTTGTAACGATTTTATCTTTTTTCTTAGAATTATTTTTTCGTCTGGAGTAGCAGTGTGTAATTGTATGATTAATGATATTAACTCTTTTCTGATATCCTGACTCATTTCCTTTGAATTTGTAGTAATTTTTGGTTTCCATTTTTCTAGGTATCTACTATTCGAAAATTCCCAATCAAATTCTTTTATGTTTAATCGTAATTTTTTAAACATATCCTCTATTACTTGATGATATTTATAGGTAGTTTCTCGGCTATCATATACCGATGCTATATAATTTTCCGGCCACATGCGACCACATACTAATTCTTTAGAGTAGTCTGAGGGGTCTATTGAATCTCTTAACGATTCGTGCCATCCATGAATGTAATCAGTACTGGTATGGATACATTTTATTTGTGTATCAGAACCATTACGTGATTGATATACCAAGAAAGCAACATTCGGCTTTTGGTCTGAACAACTTATTATTTCTTCTCCATTGAACGAGACTGTATCCGGATCTTCTTTTAAGATGGGGACTTTTGTATGCATTACTTACGGGATTTTATTCCCTTGATTTTCTTGGATTTTACAGACTCTCCCATTCCATTATTGGCATAATATTTTTCTGCATGGGATAGACTGTCTTCGTGACACGATGGGCATAATGTGGATGATGTTCCTGGATGTATTTTCTTTCCACATTTTTTACATTTTCCACTCTTTATAGCTTGTTGTGTTCTATCTTTTTCTGATTGATTTGAATCCTCGCCTAATCTGTTCCCTTCAATTAATTCATCAATCCGACTCTGTATTAATCTTGAAGCGTGGTCAATGTCATAAGTAGAAGCGGTTTTTGAATTTTTTACCAACCAATATGCAGCACTTTGAATCTGCATCATTAAGTTTAGTTTTTTACCCTTCTCGTGATCGTCGTTTTCTTCTTGAATTACCTCTTGAACCAATTGTGTTATTACCTCTTTTAATGTGGTAGTTGCATCACCTGGTTTGCTGCTAACTTTGTATTCTTCAGAATTTGGTTGTTCACCCCAATAATGAACGTCACCGTGTTCTTCAGCTAACGATAAATCTTTCTTTCCATACATTTCTTCGTATGCAGTCTTTAAATCTACAGCGGGAGATTTTGGATCACGGACATGAAATATCTTATTGGTTAATGGAACATTTCTTTGAATTTCGGTTTTACCGGCCGGCAACTCAACCTCTACGGCAGCCGTCCTATTGTCTGGGTTCATTTCTATCTTTTTAATAGAAAATGTTTGTGGTCTTAATCCAGTGGTAACTATGAAAATCTTATTATACTGTTGTGAGGATGGTCTTATTGGTATCATACGTATTCTTTTAAAATGTTTATTGTATCTCTTTATAAATATAGACAGTTAGTTTACTAATGATAATTTTTACATACTTACATTGTATAAAATATGTCTTACACATATTGTTCTAATGTTTTTATTGTATTACGTGTATTGGTATGCAATATTCCTATTCCTCCTTTACTTATCCATTCATCTATTACAATTTTTGTATCATCTATCATAATATCATTAGGTTTCGAATACTCTTGTTTTTTATGTTTATTAACAACTAAAATAATGTCACTCTCACGCAAGGATGGGATGTGTCTTCGTAACCAAGTCATTTTACCTTTATAGACTACATTATCAACTTCATTACGTTTGCCCATAGCACTTAGTATTTTAACTCTCAAGAAATTGGATGTCACGTAAGACCATAATTCTTTACCGTCATCAAGCCACTCCAGATCAATAAAGAATCGTTCCACACCGTAATTTTCAGCGACAGACCAAGCACTATCATCACTACCAAAATAATCCCTTGGTTTTCCACTGATCCTTTCTATACCACCATTAAAATTTACAATTACTCCATCCATATCCACATACACCGTTCTGTTTATTTCGTTCATATATTTGTTTGTTTATGTCTATAAATAGTTTATCATCATTATAACAAATTGACAACTTATTTTTTACTTGTACTTTAGAGCGAGAGCGAAACAATGAGCGATAGCGAGGTGTAGCGACTGGCTCGATTGAATAAAGTAGAAAGTTATGATCAAATATAACTGGTTTAAAAGTACAAAGTAAATACTAGGTACTGAGTACTGAGTACTGAGTACTGAGTACTGAGTACTGAGTACTGAGTACTGAGTACTGAGTACACTGGAGTACTGGAAATTTATTTAGGAAGGAATCTAGTTTTTAAAATTTTAGATTTTATCTCTCTTACAAACTTAGGATATTCTACTGATCCGGTTTCGTGCCAGGCATTTGACCCACAACGTTGTCCGTAGTCAGGCCCAGGTAAAACATGAGATAAATTTTCGTCATCGTATTCAACGAAAATCGGCTTCACTCTTGATGATTTTTTCATACCAACTCCACTGGTAATAAATATAAAAATCTATTACAAATAGTGAAAGTTAATATGTAAATTTTCTATTAAAAACCTTCTCCTTTATTACTTGCATCAACGATTCTCTTTATTTCATTTCCGGAATGTTGAATCAGTGATTTTAATCCAAAATGTAAAGGAGATGGCCACCGTCCATATTCTACCCACTTATATTTATCTGTTTCCCAATTTAATTTTGGGTCAAATTCGTCATCTACAACGGCTAAGAAATTGTGATATTGGAATCCGGATTTTTGGTCTTTGTAAACATACAACGGAATAAGTTTTTCAATTATTCCCCTAAACCCTACTTCTTCGGATGCTTCTCTTGATACAGCCTGTGATGGATTTTCACCCGAGTCAATTGCACCACCCCACACACCCCAAGTTTCAGGTTGTAAAACCATAGCTGATCTCAACGGCAAAAGAAGTCGTCCGGTGGTTTTTGCCATAAAAATACAACCAGCTCCCTGTTTTCCCCAAAAGCCCGTTTTGACCAAAGCATCTCCGTGTTCTGAATCGGATTCTTTTAGGACTCCTGAAATCTTATCAACCAACGCATCATATTCAGTATCCTCAGGTTCTTCTTGGTATTCTTTTTCTAACACATCTCTAGCTTTTTGTAATGCACGAAATACATCCAATCGGTCATTTGTCTTCAACGCACGGTCGATAAACTGAACAGCGACCTGCATATCCAAAATAAAGTCTGCCACGGAATCATCCGCCACCGATATCATATCCATTAGTTGTTCCTTAGCCTCGGCAAGTAATTCTATCAATTCATCGTTTGTCATGTCAACCCTTTCCAATCTCCAACTATTTTTTCATCCCAATACAGAATGTTTACAATTTGTTTGTTTCTGAAAAACGGATGTGATTTAATATAATCATCAACTTTAGGGTTATGATGCCAAGAAGAATGTTTTGTATCGTCGGAAATCATAACCTCAATCTCCTTACCCCTAACTACGTAAATTAATATAGAAACGTAATCCGCGTCAATACGTTTTCCAAGAAAATTTCTAACTTGATAATGATATGCGACCATTCGATTCCACACATAGGCATTTTTGCCTGAAATAATCAATCCATACTGGTCATGTGCTACACATTCTTTTACCTCCCTATCGGTTGGGTCTATAAAAACTTCTACATAATCTGACTTGCCGGCGATGTTTGTCGTGAAAGAACTCAAAAACGATTCCCCTATGGTTCCCAGATTATGGATTCCCTTCGCCTGATAATCTCTTATGTCATTTAAAGTGGAATCCCCACCTTCTACGAACCAACGAGACATAGAACCCAGGCCATGAATAAAATTCAAAAGTTGGTCCATTTTTATAATTTTCTTTTCTGGCTCCCGTTCAGACTCAACACCAACAGCTATTTTATACAAAGTCCTACTCCTATCGCTATACCTACCATTTCCTCCGGATTCCATCTCTCCAGTGTTTCTAAACCTGTTGGAACCCGACTTATCAGATATAAAAACGAACCACCTATCCCATTCCTCTTCTGTTATATCTTTGTATTCATCCTTTTCAAAAAAGCTAGCAGCCGCATTACCATCTTTTATATCACTGTTGATTAAAATTTTAATGATTGTAGTTCTAAGAATTGACCAAATCTTTTCTAATAACTTATCATCAACCCTACTATATTTTACAAATTTTGCCCAAACCAATTTCAAATCCCTCGCCGGAACCAACTTCCAAGATTGATGTTTTTGACCAGATTGAAATTCTTGCCTAACATCTTCCTCGACATCCGTGAAATCCCTCACTAACTCACGTGCATGGGGGTTATGACCACCGATATTAAGATGAAGTTGATCAGATTCACCAATACACTGGTCAACCATCTTTTGTAATTCAGATTTTTTCATCTTTTAATAAATATCAACCAATCAAACAAAAAGGGTTCCCTTTCGGGAACCCTCTTCTAGCTTGCGCGGAACTGTAGGAGATTAAGCGTTTGGAAAGCTAGCACCCGTAGGGAGCACGTTGAAATCCAACACTATGAATTCTGATGTTCTTGTTGGCTTAATATAGATTTGACCATACAAGACGTTTCTATCGATGATATCAGGAGTATTGTTTTCTTCATCCATTTTAACGAAGAAGGCATACAATCCGGACCTTTGTTGAACAGATTCCATATAAGGATTTACAACGCTCAAGAACTTGTTTCTTGTGGCAGATGTGTTTTGTTCAAATGTCAAGAACTTCGATGTTGAAGCAACGAACTTCTTTAGATTGATTAACAACCTACGAACACTGATACGATCCAAAGCCGTAGAGTCATTTTGAAGAGTCTTTTGACCCCAAACAACAACTCCCTGACCAGGGAACGAAGCGATAGGATTAACCTTACCCTCATACAACGTATCACGTTCTTCGTGAGTAGTTCTATCAGTTACTTGAACAGCGATAGCGATTCCACCACGATTCAATCCAGCAGGAGCATACCATTCGGCAGCAACCTTATCGTTAGCAGCGAACACAGATGGTAACACAACCGAAGGAGGAACTGTTACAATTTTATTTGTATTAGTGTCAAGAATCTTGACCCAAGGATAATAAGCACCAGCATAGTTGGTGTCATATTCGGCTGCATCAGCAACGACTTCATCAATTTGACCGCTGGTTGGATTACCGTCATCCACATACAAATCCATGATAAAGAAACAATCTCCACGAGCCTCACACATATCAACTACCAAGTTGGTAACATAAGGATGATGTTGATGAACAATACCGGGAACAACAATCAAGTTGATATCAAATTCGTCTGCATTTCCCAAAGCGGTTATTGCTTGATTATAAGCAATCGAACCGGCTGAAGAAATACTTGTACAATTTAATCCTTGTGTGTTTCCAGGAGATATATCACCACCAACGTTGATTGGAGTAGCAGGAGATTGACCGTCAAATCCTCCTTGGAATCCAACCACGAACTTACGCATTTTAACGTAAGTGGATTCGTTAGCTGAATCATACTCAGAAGGAACAATGTTACTTCCCGTAACCAATGAACCAGTTCCGACTCCGTATAATCTGTAGTCATCATCAAGCGAGAATAGGATATTTCTTCCAATCGAACCGTAAGAACCAAATTCAGGAAGTGGGCTTAGGTATTGAATGTTATCGTCAGCCGCTCCAATTCCAAGAGAGGAAGTTGGATACAAAGATGACAATTCCGCGTCAGCTCCGGTAGGAGCATCGTCGAAAACTATACCTGATGGATACTTTCCAGGATTCAAACCATAGACAGAGGCCTTAGAATACTTGAGTGTAGGAATCCAATTTCCAGCGCTGCTGTTCACAGGAACAGACAAAGCCTCAAATCCGTAAGGAACCACAGACTCAGGAACAACAGAGTCAATCATTTCGATACGAACATTTTTGCTGTTATTCGTATAGGTTCCAAACTCAATGATCTTGCCTTGGAAATTAATGTAATTATATCTATCACCCACTCTACGAGCAATGAAGTTAGAAGAGTCAGGATTAAGATTAACGTTATTGAACTGTTCCATTATTTGTGGTCGTTTGTCACTATCACTGTATTTACGAACAGTTAATGTGAACGAACCCCAATCGCTTCCTGCGACAGTACCTGCCAATTTAACATTGCTTATTTCAATTTTAAATTGTTTGTTAGTGATAGTTCCATCCGACAACGTATGAACCTTAAACAAGCGGAACCTTGTTGGGTTTTGGCCACTCTGCCAAGGAGCTATCTTTTGGGATACTATCCAAGGAGTAGAAGCGTGGGTTATAGAGAACTCACTATCACCGTTGGTCAAATCACGGCTGAATTCATCTGTGAAATCAAGCGGATTTCCAATAAAGTTTACTCCATCAGGAAGAACACTTCCGGTAATGGCCCAAACAGTATTGTTAGCATACACATCAGCAATGGCGTTATTAAACACCTTGTAAAGATAAGAAGCTTCAATTTTCTGACCAGAAACTTGCGTAGCAGGGTCACCTGCGGTAGCAGAAAGTCCGAATACATTGGTGATATACTTGGTGCTAGAAGGATTCAACGAGAACTGATAAGTTCCGATAGCAGTCGAACTATTAGTGCTTTTCAACGTCAGATTAAAATCTGAAGTAATCGAAGAAGCATTAACATTCGAGCTAGCGGAAATCAACGATGAATTGACGAATCCAGGAGCCACTAAATCAGAGATGCCTCCGTAAAGGGTATCACCCAATACTGCCAAAACCTTTAATTCAGCAGTAGATGCCGAAGCCCAAGTGTTTGTGCAAGGATCAAAGGTTGGTTGACCATTCGATGTAAATGTTCCATCATACTTACCAAACGAACCAGATAGAACACCACGCAATTGAATTGTTGGCACTCCACAAGAACCTGTGGATGTATAGAACGAACCACTTATAAGATGGACTGATAAGAATGGGGCTGCGCCGCCGTTGTTGAAGTTCAATGTTACATCGCTAGAGAATGAACCACTGAATGTTCCAGCAACGATAGAGGCAGAAAGATTCGAACCAGTAGAAAACAAAGTTGACGTAATCGTTGTATTGCCGAGAGAAACTGTTTGACCCGAATACAACACGGAACCACTCAAAGATGTTATGCTCAAAGCAGTGTCATCTGCTGCTACAGATTGGAAGGTCACGGTTACGGAAGCGGAATTCAATGTAAGAGTTCCAGAAGAAATAGATACACTTTGGCTATAATTTGCTGCAATTGAACCAGACAAGGTAATATAAGAACTACCAGAAACTAATGCACCGGCAGAACCATTACGATTCCACGTTCCCTTTACACCCCAAATTACGAAAGGATAATTTTGTTTGTATCCGGTCAATCCACCAACACGAACGACGGTAACAAGACCACGTTCCTTTAAGTATTCTCCAGCAGTATATGGACCGTAGTAAACACCATCTGGAACACCGAACTGAGATTGAAGATCATTGATATCTGTTATGAGTTTTGGTGAAAATGCTGGACCTTTAGCGAAAGGTGCCACAACTGCAGCACCAATGTCAGCCACCCCTTGAGCGACCCCAGACAGGTCATTCTCACGCGTGAATACACCGGGACTCACAATTCTATCTTCTGGACTGAAACGTCCTCCTTCTTGGATTGGCATGGCTTAGTCTTTCTCCTTTATATCAACCGATATAATGTGGTTATTAAAATTAGATTTCATATTACGAACTAAATATAAATATATTGTACTTTTTCAAAAGATAAATGAAAATAAATTATTAAACAACATTTTAACGGTATTAGTTATAGAATCACGTTCTCCAAATTTTTCAGGAGAAAGAAACTTTATAATTAATTCTGTTTAGTATCAACCAACTTGTAACATTTTCATTTCTTTTCAGGAACAAAAAGACCTTTATTTAAATCTAAATATCCCTCACCATAAACCTTTATCAACTTGTCTATTAATCCATTTTCCATGTTTTTCAGATTATTCCATTCATCCTGAAGGTCTTGTTCTTTTTTGGTTAGATTTTTTATAATTTCATCCACCTGCATTTTTTCAAGATATAAAAGACCCATCGAAAAAGTTTTCTCTTGAAACTTGTCTTGTAACATCTTAATTTCTGCCAATTCATTCTCTGATATTTTTATTGGTTCACTCATAATACATTGTTGTTTTAGATACATACAACGTCCACCCGTATTTAGATTTATTATTTTAAATCTACGTTAGGATCAAGAACTATCGGAGGAGAAGGAATCACTTCATCCTTTGGAAGATTTGGATAATTCTGATTACGAATCTTCTCTGAGTTAGTATCTGCAATATCAGAAAAATTAAAATCAGACAAAACCACTTCGGTTCCCATAACGATTTTCTTTGGAGTAAAGTGTTTCTGTGTAGTAGGATGATGTCCACTCATATTATCTATGGTATCAGGCAACAAATATCCATAGACTATTAAATCAAATTCGGTCTTTACAATCCTATCTTGGTCAACCTGTAATTCCACCGTATGAGAAAACGAATCTATCTTCGTTCTGAACCTAAGACCATTTGCAACTCCCCAATAATCTTCGGTTTGAAAATTAATCTTCTCCATAATGGAATTGATTTGTTCTATGTATTCCGTCCATATAATAAAATGATAAGTAAATATCATGTGGTCGGGCATAATCACATCATATACTTCATTTACAGGAACATTCTTACCTATCAATACATTAAAAGGAGTATATCGATTTTTTGTAGAATATTTCTTCAAAACAGGATAATGAAGATAACGATTGAACGTCATTAGATTCTGATTTTTTTCAGAATTAGTTCTCTTAAACACCAAAGCAGGTAAAATCATTTTACCATTGTAATCTCGTATGATTCCATCCTTTTGTATTGATTTCCACTTTTCAGGAGAAGCGTAATATAGAGGAACTTTTATCTTCTTACCATCATCAGTAACTTGAATCTCAAACGTTTCAAGTTGTTTCATTACTGTAGTATCAATATCTATTAACCTTACAGTAAAATCTTTTTGTATGTCTGTATCCCTGCGGACCTGTTCCGCACGATTTACATCCTTGCGTTCCTCGCCACGATTTACTCCTTCATTGGAATAATTCGGTGCTGGATTATTTGGATTTCCCTGCCAAGCCATAATATTATTTCTGTCTTTCCACTAATGACAACTTAGACAATCTCGAATAATGAGTATTAACAATAATTGAATGGGATTTTTCTGCAATTCCACCCAAAAACTGTTCTTGAACAACATTATCAATTTCATGATATCTATTGTTAAATTGAATTATATCTCCATTTTCTGGATAAATATTTACAAGTTGCAACATTTTTTCACGAAGCTTAAATACTACTGTTTGGTTTCTATCAGAACCAAAATCGTCGAACGAAGTATCAATATCAGCCCTATCAACTAACGCCGTAATTTCTACTCCGGGATAATACATTTTTCCGGATTCAGGAGACGACTCTCCATACACATTCACTTTAATTTGTTGTGCACAGATTTTGAACAACAATACTTCAGTTTGAATAATTTCCCCCATCAATTCTCCATTAAAAGAATTGATTAAGTTTATATCCCTATCACTGAAAAATCTCCCTAATAATCCCATATATTACTTAGGTAAACTTACTGTTCCGTCATGCATATCAATGAGTTCTTCTGCTAATTTTTTAATCCTCGCATAAGTCTTATCATTACTATTCCCCCAAGCAATCCTATCACTCATAACCTCTAAAATCTCTTTTCCAATTTGGAGTTCACGGCTTTCCTCCGGATTTGACATGTCGGTTTCATCATGATGAACTGATTGAACTGCTTCAACCGCTTCAACTGATTCGCTGTTACCTTCTGACTTAACGAACATCTCATTCAATTCATTATCAGAGTAATTAAATTCCTTAGCAATCTTCTTAGCTTCTTGTAAAGCGTGTCTTCGTGCTCCAGCAATGTCTTTGATGAAACCCAAACCAACACCAACACACTCTATTTGACTATAGGAGACACTTTTTTCGCCGTTGGAAAACACTCGTTTAATTCCTGAACAAACGGTAGATTCATCCACTCCTTCAGTTAATAACACAAATCGGTTTCCATTTACGTTTTCGAACAATCTTTCTTTATTTTTCATAATTACTTTATTTTCTTTTGTTTTGTTGTTTTAATATTGTTAAAGCTTCTTTACAAGCTTGGTTAAACATATCCCTACTTGGGGAGTCCGCTCTAAAATTTGTCTTCAATAAATCGTAAGCCCTGCCGATATCGCCACTCACAAAATCGGATTCTTCTTCTACGTTTTGGACCATACTATTGACCCAATTTATCCAATTCTGGTCCTTTATCTCTTTTACGATAGGTAATAGTTTCATATTATCCTATATAAATAAGCAATGGAACTCTCTTTAATGTATCTTGAACGAATTCAGCCTCCCTAGCGCGATCTTCCATTTGTTGTTTCTTGCCAGTGGCCTCAAGACTTTCCCTCAACTCGGTTATATATTTTTCTTTTTCCTGTTGTGCTTCATTTCTAAGTTCCGCACCATCGAGAGTAACCTCTCCTCCAGGAATAGGAATGGTTTGGTATTTTTGTCTAATTGAACCAAGTAGTTCCTTACATAGAGCAAGAAAATACTTCCTAATCCATTGCTTACTAACATCGTTGATAGATCCATACACGATGTTATTATATGGAATATTTGAGAAATCGGATACAAATTGTCCAGCAGAACCAGATTGGAAAGACCCGCTAAATCGTTCATTCTTTACGACATAATCGAAATATATACGAAACTGACTCTGAGGTATAGGAAACAATCTTAATTTATTGTTGACTATTTCAAAGGAAAAAGCAGACTTACGAACCATATCATTGAATTCAATAGCTTGACCACGAAGCAAATCTTCGAAAATAGGAGTCATAAGAAACTGAACAGCGGGAGAATATGCACCAAATCCCAACTCATTCAAAACATTAGAATAACTCATACCAGTCATGGAGAATGGATCGTAAATACGAGCCATAGCAGGAGTTCTTTCATTAAAAACCCTCATCACATCGATTTTATTAAAACTTTCAGATACGTTACCCCACAAGGATTGAATGTCGTATGTTTGTTGATATGGAACAGTTGTAATAGATCCGCGTTTCCAATCGGTATTTCCACCAACACCAACTTCTGTTCCGTATCCCTTTGCCAACTCCACGATAACAGACATTGGGGTTCCGGTTACGTTTTGTCCGGACAAATTACCTATTTGATTAATATTCTGTCCTTGAAATACCTGAATGTAATTACGAATATTGAACTGATTTAACTGAGCACCAAACTCATTGACAGCTTCTTCAAAACACGCATAGAAATTTTTATCCAACATTTCTATATCAACAACGGGATATCCCAACCTCAAAGCTGCCCATACAGCCGCGCCCATCGCGTCTGATTGAAATTCTATATCAGAATCATAAATTCCGAATGGTGTGCTGCTAGAGACTGCCGAACCGGACCCGGGCCACCTCACCCTATCTTGGTCAATTAACATACAACCCCCTTATTATCAGATACATACATCATATTATGATTGAATTTTTTGATAGGAAAAACTTTGGTTTTATCTTTATTCCAATCATACCAATCTTTTTCCCACATATAATAAATATGATAACCTAATTCGTTTAATCTATTAAACTTTTTGATTGTGTTATCATATAATTCTCCAAAAGTTTTATGACATTTTTTATTAAATTTAGAATGTTCATATCGTATGGGATTTCCATGATAGTAATCTCCTAAGAATTCATAAATCTTTTTTCCTTTTATTCCATCTACTTTAAACGGATGAATTACCTTTTGTCGATTTTCTATCAAATCAGGTATTCTAATATAGTTTAAAAATTCAATTTCTGGTTTAGATATTTGTGTGACACATTTTAAACATCCCTTTCCTTCCATGTGTCCCCTCGCTCTCTGATAAAACCATCCATGAATAGGACATTTTATTTTGACTTTAGTTCTATTATTGATATAATTTACTTGGGAATAGTCATACTTGTTTTTGTGAATAATGTATGATTGTTTTATAAATTCATCTTTAGTCAATCTTACAGTTCCACCACACAACGGACATCCATCTTCATTTAAATGATCATTTGGAGATTGTGAAAATTTTCCGTGTAATTTACATATAATTACCACCTTTTCCCTATTATTATCACCATATTTAACAAATGAATAATCATACTTATTTGTATGACATTTAACTGCTTTTTTTATAAATGATTCTGTAGTATCTCTAAATTTAATAGATAATTTTTGATTCTTACACTTTGGGCAACCACTTTTTTTACCAATATGATTATCAGAAGAAACCATAAAAGTTCCGTGAATTTTACAACAAACTTGTAACTTCAATCTAGCAGAAACATAGATTGTATTAGAATAGTCATATTTTTTGTTGTGAACTTCTTTAGATCTCTTTATAAATTCCTCTGTAGTTATTCTTGATTTCATCATAAATAAGTAGTCATTAGGGTTATCTCAACGTATTTATAGATGATGAATTATATTATCAATGAAAATTATATTATACAATTTAATAAATGAGATTTTGTTAGAAACATCCGACGCAAAATCCACCTTCATTCTCGGTAGAGTTTCCGATGATGGAGAGGTTGACAAATGGGAATTTGATGATACGGTAACTGCCACACATCCTTCGACTTGGTATTCAAGTCACTATGAACGTTGGAGATATTACGCAGGCAGTCAATACATTTATTGGTGGAGTCTGCCGTCTCAAATTCAAAAAGAATCAGTAGAATATTTCATAGGATCAAGAGGATTTGATGTAAAAGGGCATAAAGCCAACATACACTTTTTATCAGATTTTAGTAAAGTAACAGGTTATAAACTCACAGAAAATATGTTAAATGAAGGAAGAAAAGAAAAAGCAGCAGAAGACTTTATCAAACAGACCATAAAAGGAACTCAGTGGCAAGGTAAAGTTTTCATAGCTGGTGGTTACGTCCGAGATGAATTTATGGGCAAAGACCCAAAGGATTTGGATTTGTTAGTAAATACACCAAACGGAGGAATTGAATTTGCAAACTGGATAACCAGAAAAATTGGTGCATACAAAGACGGAAGCAATCCGGTAACGTTTCCTCGTTTCGGAACAGCCAAATTTAATCTTTTCGGTGTAACTCATGACGGAATTGATTTGAGTGATATGGATATTGAAGCAGTAATGCCTCGTAAGGAACAATACACAGCAGGAAGTAGAAAGCCAGATGTTACTGGTGGAGAATTAAAAGACGACGTAGAAAGACGCGACTTCACAGTTAACTCATTATTAAAAGATTTAAGTACCGGAGAAATCTTAGATTTGACGGGTATGGGAAAAGATGATATCAAAAAAGGTATTGTCAGAACTCCATTAAATGCCGATAAGATTTTTACCGACGACCCTCTTAGAATGTTACGTGCGGTTCGTTTTGCCATGAAATACAAATGGAAACTTCCCATGTTCATGATTCGTGCATTAAAGAAGAATGCTCCACAACTTAAAAACATTTCACAGGAACGTATTCGTGATGAATTGGACAAGATGTTAATGACAACGAACCCCCACGGTTCAATAAAACTCCTAAAGGTTGCTGGATTGTTATCCCATGTCATTCCTGAACTTATACCAGCAGTAAAGATGAAACAGAACATCCATCACAAACACGATGTATTTCATCATATTCTTGATGTTCTATCTAAGTCTAATCCTGTACTAGTTCAGAGATTAATGGCCTTATTTCATGATATTGGAAAAACTGTAACCAAGAGTGTGACTCCAACAGGAGTTCATTTCTACGGTCACGAAATGGTTGGATCCGACATGGTAGAATCCATCATGACAAGGTTGAAATACCCAAGAGAATTAATCGATGCTGTAAAATTAGGTGTAAGAAACCACATGCGATTAAAGTCAGCAGGAGATACAGGAATAAATATATCAGACAAAGCACTTAGAAAATTCAAATCTGAAATTGGAGATAAGATAGAAGACGTATTAGCAGTAATCCATGCTGATAACATTTCTCATGCGGATGCTTCAGCGATGCCTAATCAAGTAAACAATCTCAAGGTTAGACTCGATAACCTAAATATGAACGTTGCCGCTGGTGGAAAACCAAAACTTCCTATTACCGGAAACGATTTACAATCCATCGGATTAAAACCAGGTCCAATTTACAGTGAAATAATGAAAGCTGTAACAGAAGCTTGGTTTGAAAATCCAAACATTACAAAGGAACAGGCATTGGAAATTGCAAAGTCTGTAGCAAAAGTATGATCAAATTAAAAAATCTCATAGATGAAAATGTAATAGACACACTACAAACGATTGGTGATTTTAGTAAAGGTTCTTCTTTTACTAATAAATCAGACCGTGCATTAGTCACACATCCTGTAGCCGTCCAAAAGATAAAAGATTTTTTCAAGAATACAAAAGAGAACTTTGACTTATATTTCGTAAATACAAAACATGCTAGAAAATATATGGAACTAGGAGAAGTTAAAGAGAGTTTTATTTTTGATGATTTAAAAGTTACTCCTGACCAATTAAAAAACGGAGAAATTAATCATAATAACATTACAGTATTTTTTACCAACAACAAAGGAGATGAAAGAGCACCTTTTACTCCTTGGATTATGGCACATAGACTCGGCCATGTAATAAGGCGAGTCTATACATGGGAAAAAGAACTAAATCCCTGGATAAATAAACATCTTATTGACATATTGAATTCATACGGAGTATCACCAGTAAAATACTCCCCCTATAGTTACGGAAATGATGGAAGTGGTAATTATGCATCTTTTAGACGATATGAATTGGCCAAACGTCATCTATGTGAAACCCTCGGAACATTCAAAAGTGCAAGAAATAAAAATCTAAGAAATTATGGAGAGTTTAACTATGAATTATTTGCACAATATCTAAAAGACGGAAAGATAACTCTAAACAATCTTCCTGATGTCTTATTGATAGGACACGCTGCGTTTGGAAGAAAAGATCTAAGAAGATTGAAAAATAGGGAACATGCAGATGAGTCTTTGACCGAACTAAGAGAGAATTATGAGTATCATGCAGAATCAGTATTGAGCGAATGTGTAGGTAAAATATTTGTGATGTAACATGATAAAGTATGCAAAATCTAAATTTGGCAGAATTCGTTTTGAATATAAAGATGCCGCTGACAAATCAGTAAACAAAGGATGGGTGGTAGATATGGTGAATGCATATATTGACGACAAGCCAATAGGATATTTAAAAATATCTTATGTTCCCGATTCAAATGTCAAAGACGTATTTCCGGATGTAATTCATTATCTTGGTTCGGAACATAAAGGATTTAGTAAATTAAGGGCTGCTTTAATAAAAGACGATAAAAAAAATATAACTCGTGCATTATCACAAATGCAAGACCCCTGGAGTCAATGGATAGAAAATCTCGAAAGCAGAGGGGAATTAAAAGGAATGGATCAAAACTGGTGGGATGAACAATATAAAAGATTAGAAAAGGAAGTCACAGAAAGACATAAAAAAGATTACGAACAATTTTTGGATGATGTCCATAACAAACCATTGGTGGATTACATAAAAGTAGAAAAGGATTATCAACAAGGCGGAATTGGTTTGGGATTGTATATTGCTGGAGCTACATGGATGGCGAAAAAGAGAATGTGTTTATTTGCTTCATCATTACAATCTCCTGAGGCTAAAAAAAGTTGGGATAAGATGAAACGAATTGGAATGCCCATAAAAACCGTAAAACAAAAAAACGGACGAATTAGAACTTGTTTAGATTATAGAAAGTAACATGATAAAACTAAAAACATTAGTAACAGAGAATTTAACAAAGAGAAAGTATTCAGGAGTATCATTGGATTCTGAGTCTCATAATAAGTTAAAAACACACTTCTCTGATAAAATTCCAGAAGGATGGGAAATCATAGCCCATCACATGACCATAAATCCATTTGGTCCCACACCAGAAGAATTGTTAAATAAGAATGTCACATTAAAAGTTACCGAGGTAGGTAAAAGCGACAAAGCCTTGGCAGTAAAAGTATCAGGATATGAAGGCAAAACAAACAACAAGTTTCCTCATATAACGATTGCTATAGATAGAAATGGTGGAGCCAAACCCAAAGATTCAAATGATATTGTTCATTGGGAGCCAGTAAGAGATGATATTTATCTTAAAGGAACCATAAAGGATTTATGATAAAATTAAAATCATTACTAACAGAAAATCAAAGAACATTCCGAGGCGACTGCCGAACTATTCTTGATAGAGATGATTTGTTTGATGACGCCACAGAAATGGCGCAAGCGGTCGAGAATAGTGAGGCCATAACATATCAACAATTTATGAGTTTGGCAGACCTAACCGGGATAAATAAACTTTTCAAATTGAAATTAAGAAGAGAAACCGACCATTTTGATTTTGCACAGTATAAGGATTTGGTATGGGCATACGATAAAGATACTGACATACACTATTTCTTTTTATGATAAAACTAAAGGATATACTTTTAGAATCTGTACAGGCAATAAACCCGCCTGCACAGATTCAACCCCATATTCAATCTGTATTTGATAGATCTTTTATAGATTACATAAAATTTGTAGAAAATGGGAATCGTGTGGGATATGATAAAAATAAAAAACTTTGGTTCCCCTATGCGAAAGCAGAGAATGGAAACGTTGTCATTGCTTATGGTCACAAAAGCAAATCACCAATTGAGACAAAATCACTAAAAAAAGGCATAACCGATGACCAAGCAGAAAGACTGTTAATATCGGATTTAGAGATTGCAAAACAATTAGTGAACAAATACATTGAAAAGAAATATAAGGTAAAATTGTTACTGGATAAGAATCAGAATGAAATTCTTACAGACTTTGCATTCAATTTAGGTGGATTAGAAAAATTTCCCAAATTTGTAGATGCTGTCTTGAAAAAAGATTGGAAAGTAGTCAAAAAAGAATACAAAAGAAACACGGATGGAAACATGTTAACCAAGAGAAATCAAGAATTTTTTAATAGATATTTAACACAATTATGATAAGCCTATCAAAAATATTAAGCGAAGAGAGAACCAGTGAGAGTATAGAATACGGGTGTCTCATGGCCGAAATACCTGCATCCATTTGTAACAAATTAGTTACATTCGGAAACAAATTAATTTCGGAAGAAGATTTGTATAAAGAAGGTGAAGAATTTGGTAGAGAAAAAGAATGTCATGTAACCATCAAATACGGATTCACAGGAAATTTAAATGCAGAAGATATAAAATCAATATTGGATGGGGTGGTAGATTTTAAAATATCAATCAATAAAATTGGAATGTTTTCGTCAAAAGATAAACCATTTGATGTCGTAAAATTTGACGTGGTAAAAGATGAAGCTTTGATGAAATTGAATAAGAGATGTAATGAATTTCCTCACGAGGATACCTATCCTGGATACAATCCACATGTAACTATTGCCTATGTCAAAAAAGGTAAATTTAAACATGGTGAAATACCTATTAATTTGGTGATACCAATACATACGGTTTGTTATTCTACTGTAGATAATAAAAAATCCTATTACAAGGTATGATTAAACTTAGAGATTTAATTTTGGAAGGAGAGAACGATAGGATACAATCCGAGGTAGAATCCCTACAAAAAAATCTATATCAAAAATATCCAGAATTACAAGACCTACACATCTACATACAATCTAATGGAACATTGTTCATTGGTTCAATAAAGGTTAAATTAGAGTCTCGCAGACAAGGAATAGGCAAAAATGTAATCAGAGACATAAAAAAATTTGCCGACGACCATAATCTAATAATTGTTCTAGCTCCGGAGCCAGAAAGAGGATACAAAAAGAAGTTAGATAGATTTTATAAGGATTTAGGATTCATTCCAAATCAAGGAAGACAAAAAAATTATGGATTATCTTCTTTCTTCGGTAAAACAATGTATCGTAAACCCGGAGTAAAGGAAGACATAAATGAAGAAATTCCTGATGTTTTTTATCATGCTACGTTCAATGAACTGATACCATCAATCAGTAATAAGGGATTGGTTCCAGGAGGCATAGATTATCAAAATTTTGAAGGATGTGAATCGGGAGTTTATCTGTCTGACGATTACTCTTTTGCGGGAAGTATGATAGAAGGCGGTTCTGAAAATGAAGATATTCCAGATGAATGGTTTGATAATATAGTAGTAATATTGATTGACCCAAATAAACTAGATTTGACCAAGATGGAAAAAGACCCACATGTAAACATATCCGCCGACGACGAACACATACCTCGTTCTTTTATATATAAAGGTATTATACCAACCAGCGCTTTTATAGAAATAGTCGATTTCAGTGGATAATTTTAAGAATGTATATTGTTACTTTTTAACATAGATATTTATATTTATACATGAGTGATATAGTTTGTCAACGATGGGGATCTACAAAATTTCCCTGGAAGAAAGCTAATTGGAAATGGAGTCAATGTCCATCAATTACGCCTCCGTTTCCAGGTAAACGTATTTGTCATCGATGGGGTACGACAAACATTAAATGGAAAAACGCCGATTGGAAGTGGTCGGAATGTCAGTTGGTCGTTGAAGTATTACAGTTTTTAAATACTGGAATAGACGCAACTACGTTAATACCACCGTGGTTAAGACAGCCAGATAGACCGATTGATGATATTCCTCCTTGGGAAAAAAACAAGGAGAAAAAGAGGCGGCTGATACGACTGATTTGTAAAGTAAAAAACGAAAAGTATGACGAGAGTAAAGAACTAAGAGATGATATCAAAATAAAAGCAGAAGATATTCAACTCATTATAAAAGCTACTCTAGGAATCGAAATTGATGTAAAAGATAAATTGAAGGAATAACATGTATAAATTATACGTAGATAGAAATGAAAATTTTGAATGTGAAATATCCGCAAAGAACGCGTCATTAAAGAATTCCTTTGCGAGACTCATAGTTGAATCATCGGAAATCAACATGGTATTTCACGGAAAAATTGAGGGAAATAAATGTGTAGTTCCTGTAAAAAAATTAAATGGGATATTATCCGAAAACACTAAAGGAAAGATGCATCTTGAAGTCGTTGTGGAAAACACCTATTTCAAACCCTGGGAATCGGAGTATATAGTAGAAGAACATACATCATTAAAAGTTCAAGTTAGAGAACAAGTAGAATTAGATAATAAACCAATGATAGAAATAAAAGGAGTATCACAAGAATCTAAACCTATTATAAAAAAATCCTCCCAAAGAACTATCTCGACCATAATCGCAAAAGAGATATCCAATATTTGTGAATTGTTTGGAATAAATTCTATTAATATAAAACGTGAGAAGAGAAACGATTTTAAACAACTCATAAAGGAATATTTTTCAACAAATCCAGAATATAATAACGATAAAACCAAGATAATTAAAGAGGTATCCCTTTTGTTACAATAAGTATGACTTGATATGCCACAATTCGCATCAAGAGATTTTACAGACCAATATATCTCGACCAGTTATCAAGACGTATTACAACAATACATTCCAAATACTGGTTCAGCATATATTCTTGATGGAGTTGGTAATGTAGTTTTTCAATTTTCCGCTTCTGCTTTAGGTAGAGATTTAATCACCAGTGATCTTACGGCCTCGATGACGGTTCTATCGTCTTCATACGCAGTCACGGCTTCTTTTGCTTTAAATGCCGGTGGAGGAAGTGGAACTACTTTATTTACAGGTTCAACCTATCAGATAACAGCTAGTTGGGCGATTAATACTTTAACGTCATCCCTAACACTATTAACACAATCGAATGTAGCTATATCAGCATCATGGGCATCACAATCATTTGCTGCCTTTTCGGCCATTAGTAGTAGTTGGGCATCAGCATCAATTTCTTCATCTTATGCACTAACAGCCTCCTTTGCTTTGAATGCCGGTGGTGGAAGTGGAACTACCTTATCCACAGGGTCAACATATCAGATAACATCATCGTGGGCAATATCATCTATATTTTCCAATACGAGTAGTTACTCTATATTTGCAGAGATAGCAGGCACATCAAGTTTATCGGCAAATGCCATAACTGCATCATTTGCATTAAATGGTCCATTTACCACATTATTCACTGCATCCACATATCAGATTACTTCAAGTTGGGCCAACGATTCTTTACGTTCGTTGTCGGCAATATCAGCATCTTGGGCATCTTCAAGTATATCATCTTCTTATGCAATCACCGCCTCATTCGTGGATGCATCTGGATTCTCTGCTTTAGTCATCCCTCTTCAATTTACATACAAAAATAGTATATCTTCTGCCGACCCAGGTAAAGGTAATTTCCGATACAACAGTTTAACCTCCGGTTCAATAACCGAAATTTACATCGACCAATTTACCGGCGGTGGATTAGATGTAAGTGGAATAATTGATTCATTAAGAAGTGGAAGCTATAGATTATACATACAACAAAAAAATGATGCAACTAAAGCGTCTTTATTTTCTATTTCCAATGCTGTTGTAGATAACACTGGATGGTTTACAATTCCTGTTGTTCACATCTCATCGGCCGACAATGGATTGCCAATCAATAACTCAGACTGTGCGTTTTACATCATAAATAGAAATTCAATTGTTGATGGAAATACTTACAATATTACCGCAAGTTGGTCTATAACGTCATCTTATTCGTTATTTGCCGTATCATCCTCCTATTCCGCTACATCGTCGATAACATTGATAACCCAATCTAATGCAGCGTTATCAGCCTCTTGGGCATCACAATCATTTTATTCAGTAAGTAGTAGTTGGGCATCATCAAGTCTATCTTCGAGCGTGTCGGTATCTTCGTCATACGCAGTAACATCAAGTTATTTGATTTATCCTAGTAGTTTGGTAAGTGCAGCCGGTAACGCTACTACATCTTTTATATTACAAACAAGCAGTATAAATAACGGAATTTTTATAAATTACACCATGAATGATGGTGGTAATTTCAGAGCAGGAAATGTGGTCGTTCTATACAACACAAATTCGGTAAATTTAGCAGAAACAACAACAACAGATATTGGTAACAGCAGTGGATTAACAATACAAGCAAACATATCCAATACATTCGTTACCGTGTCAGCAGTCAATAATACATCAAACAATTTTAATATAAAATATCATTATGATGTTTTATAACAATATTTAAAAGGAGAACATAGAATATGGCAAATGAACTAAAAGTAAAAAATGGTTTAATAATCGAGGGCCAAACATTTGGTAATGGGTTTACCGCTTCGGTTGTTGCTGCAACCGTAGGATTCTTCGGTACGGCCAGTTGGGCAGCCAAAACCGTGTCGGCCTCATTCTCTGATTTCGCAACCACGGCGTCATTTGCATTAAATTTTAATCCTAATGCTACAGCCTCTTATGCATTGACCTCTAGTGTATCAGTATCCTCGTCATTTGCAACATCGGCATATACAGCATCCTATTTAACTCCAGGAACATATCAGATAACTTCCTCATGGTCAAATAATTCATTATCGGCAAATGTAGCCACATCCGCATCTTGGGCATCGGCATCAATATTCTCAAATGTAGCTATCTCCGCTTCATGGGCATCAGCATCAATAAGTTCGTCGTATGCCTACACGTCAAGTTTCTTAAATGGATTTAATTTCGATAATACTTCGTCGGTATTACCACAAACATCTTCGTTGTTTTTAGTTGCTCAAAGAGAAACTGCATCTTACTTAGCAGCATTCTGTGATTACGCTGCTAATAGCGGAAGTAATATAAGGGCAGGAACAATATTTGGAGCATGGATAAACAATACCGCATCATACGCAGAATATACAACCGTAGATGTCGGAGATACATCACAAGTAACCATGTCTCTAAGGGTAACACAATCAATGTTTCAACTCTTATCAACAGTATCAACCACGTCACCCTGGACAATAAGAACCACAATAAGATATATCTAATAAAATAGATATAAATTCTGGAAAATGAAAGAATTTATAGTATGGCATTCGAATTTGTAGCAAAAAATGGTTTAATAGTAAAAGGTGGTTCAGAGTTATCAGGTTCTCTTAACAATGGTCTATCAAGTTTAACTACTGGTGTATATTCTCACGCAGAAGGATTAAATACTACAGCATCAGGAGATTTTTCTCATGCGGAAGGACGTTCTACTATAGCTAATGGTGGTGCCCATTCTGAAGGTTTGGAAACAACAGCCGGCGGACTCTCTTGTCACTCGGAAGGTAGAGGAACATTAGCCAACGGCCTTTATTCTCACGCGGAAGGACAAATGACAGTTGCTGGAACGTCTATTCCTGGTGAAGGTTTAGGTCAACACTCAGAAGGATTTAATACTACAGCATCAGGAAACTATTCTCACGCAGAAGGACACTCATGTACAGCATCAGGAAGTTATTCTCACGTCGAAGGTTCATTCAATGTAGCATCAGGAGTGTCCTCACACGCAGAAGGATTAAATACTACAGCATCAGGAGATTATTCTCACGCTGAAGGAAGTTCTACTATAGCTAATGGTAGTGCCCATTCAGAAGGATTTAATACTACAGCATCAGGAAGCTATTCTCACGCCGAGGGTTATTACTGTATTTCAAAAGGCCTTTATTCTCACGCGGAAGGACAAGTGTGTGTAGCCGAAGGAATATCCAGTCACGCCGAAGGTAG